TGGAGCACTTCTCCCTAGATATATCCGAGGAGATGTCCTATTGGAACTGGCCTTGGCAGAGGCAGCCCGATGGCCTGGGCCGGGACTCTCAGTAAACGAGAAAGGCTACACCCGCCCCTCCAACCCATACTTCAACCTCCAACTGGCCCAGATGCACGAGGCGAAGGCTGAGTTCATGATCAATGAACTTGAGAGGCAGGATGAAGAGATTTCAATCATGAATGTTCAGTATGATAGTATTACAAGACTTCCATGGGCACCGCTTCCTACTGACAGTTCGTTTTGGCAAAAGCATGCGTTATAAGGGATTAGCTATGATTTCGTCTGCGTCTTTTAACTATATTACGGATAGTAGTTCGGTCTACCCCGTAGGCGTTTCCCAAGAGTCTGTATCCCATAAGGCCAGAAGAATGAATGTGTCTAATAGCTCGTATTTGAGCTTCTGTAAGTTTATACTTATGTGGGGGAGGACTATTGCGGTTTTTATCTCTACAGTCCTGCATATTATCTTGCTGCGTGCCAAGAAAAAGATGGTCTGGATTAACACAATTAGGAACATCACATTTGTGAAGTACCAGGCATTTTCCTGGATCACCATGGTGGACACTCCAAGATACTCTATGAGCGTAGTAGCTGTTGTCATGGAGTGTAAGTACTGGGTAACCGTTGGACAATTTAGCACCAGTCCAGAGCCAACAATTATCCGTTTTTTGAACCTTGTCCCAAAAGTGTTGCAGCTGAAGTTGAGACAATTCTGGGATAGCACGGTAGTTTTTAGTGGTCATGCTTTAGCATTATAAGGAGGAATACAATGGCAAGCAACAAAAATAAGTTTGTTGATTCACCTGTTGACATGGTTGGACAAATCCCAAAAGGATATCGCGGAAGTAATGGTGTTTACAATGGAGAAAATCAGGGACCCTTCTCTGGTTACAAACGTACCTCTTCTCCTGATGCTGTCCCGGAGAAGATCTATGACAATGAGTTCCCTGATGTTGGTAAGCCTACTACGGAACCCAACACTCTCCCTAAGAATATGAAGTAATTGATATGGGAGTGAGTAATGAGCTATACGCACACAAACTTTGGAAGTGCCAAGACGCTACTAGCGAATCGTTTGCATGATCCTGGTAAGATTTACTGGGTTGATGCAGAACTAGGCACGTGTATAACAGAGGCGTTAAGAACATTCTCACTCCTTTCCACCTTCTGGCGTACCCAGCAGACCTTCAATACTGTTGCCTCCACTATCTTCTATGACCTCCCTACACAGTTTCCTACCTTTGTAGGCCTCACTGTTACAGATAGAGCTGTCATCAATGATATTGAATACCACTTTCAAGAACCTGCTACATCAGCATGGGCAGGTGGCTGGACTGGCACAGCCATGTTCACCATGGCAGACATCACTACAGCCCTTCAGAACCGACGTGATCAGTTCCTTGTTGACACTGGCGTAATCATAACCAGAACTACTCCCAGCAGCGGCGTTCCTAGTGGAGGCCGCATCACTCTAGCTGACACCATCATAGATGTCCGCAGGCTGGCGTGGATTCAGGTAGATGGCCTTGTCACCACTATCACTCCCCTCTGGAGAGTGGATGAATATCAGCTGACTGCCTATGACACTACATGGAGCACATCCGCCGACCAGGTTCCTCAATACTACTCCATCCTCTCACCACCTCCTTTGACAGTGCAGCTGGCTCCTGCACCTACGGACACCATGAACCTGGACCTCCTCTCGGTCAGTAGCGGAGCTGCCCTTTCCCCAACTGCCACTGCAACGGTTCTTGGTGTCCCAGATGATATGGCCTGGATAGTCAAGTGGGGTGCAATGGCTGACCTTCTCAGTAAAGATGGCCCTGCCCAGGATCCTGAGCGTTCCGCCTACTGTCAGCAACGCTATGAACAGGGTGTGGAGATGGCTAAGATAGCTCCCATGCTAATCTCAGCTAGAGTAGCTGGCACTCCACTGAACTTCTCCAGCACCTATGAGATGGATGCCTACAACCTGGACTGGCAGAACACTGCTGCTGCAGCGCCCACTGACCTTCTCCAAGCTGGCAGGAACCTTGTAGCCTTCTATCCTAAACCTATTGGTGCAACAGCTATCCTCCTGGATATAGTCCAGAATGCCCCCATCCCAGCAGCTGATGCCACCAACATAGAAATAGGCAGAGAGCAGCTAGAGGCTATCCTTGGTTATGCTGAGCACCTGGCAATGTTCAAAGTAGCAGGTGATGAGTGGAAGGCAACCAACTCTGGATATGAGAACCTGGTCAAGTCTGCTGCCATCTATAACTCACGCCTGGCGGCCTCTGCGCTCTTCAAAGATGTAGTCAAGGGTAACCCTAGCCGTGAAGAAACTGAGAGACCTAGACTCTAACCTGGAGCTTTATAATGGCAGACTTTCATTACCAGCGTGATACAAACAGATTCTTCTGCCTTGGCTTGGATCTCAATAGGCCAGTCGATTCAGTAAAATCCCTGAAGTATCCATACCTTAAGAATGTCCGCACCTATCAAATAGGCAAGATAGAGCCTCGCCCTGGACTTACCCTGATTGGCAGCGTGAACGGCCCAGTCCACAGCATCCGCCGCCTCAATAACCCGCGCACTGCTGACTGGACCCGCATCATAGGCAGTGGCACGGTGCTCAACTATGGTCAAGCCTCCTTCACACAGATCTCCACAGGCTTCAGTGGTAACCCTCTAGCCCTGGTCCCCTACCGCCCAGCCCAGTCCCCTGACCCCTGGATGTATGTCATGGACTCTTTGAAGCAGGTCAAGGTAGACGTAGACGGCACTCTCCACTCTGTTGGTCTCTCTGTGCCTACCAACTACCCTACTGTGACCCGCGCCGCAACTCACTTCAAAGCCATCCTCGACGCTGACACCAACACCACAGGCTGGACTGGTGGACCCTCCTTTGTGGGTGGCATCGTAGGTAACGTCACCAATGTCAGCACCACCATAGCTACTATCCTCTATGACTCTGGTGCAACAGGCTGGGCTGTCATCCAACCCGCAGCATTCACTGGCATCAAAGAAGGTAGGATAGTCAAAATCACCGCTGAACAGACAGTCATCCAGTCAGCCTCTGAAGGCTCTGCCTCCTCCACCACCATCAGCTCCATAGCTGCCATGCCCAGTGACGCCACCCTCTTTGCCATTGTCCTGGCTGCCGCTCCCCTTGAGCTGGCTGCCAATGGCCTGATAGAGAACACCACTATCGGTGAGACAGTACGTATCATTGCCGTGGTGGATGGCCCCGCTGATGTCAAAACCATCCTGTGTAAGCCTGCAGGAGCCTGGGCCGCAACCAACACCGTCTACATCCGCCCATCCTTCCGCTGCTACCTCGCCGGAACCTTCGCTGCAGGTGCCACCATCACCAACACTGGTGTCGAATCTGGAGTCAACATCACTGAAGACTACTCTCTTCCATTTACTGGCTACGCCACCTCTCCGATCTTCGCACCCTTGGATCTCTCCAAGATCACCAGCACTATTGCAGCTACCAAGGACTCATACATCTCATTGAGGATTACTCTCACCAGACCCAACGACCTAACCACCCTCAGAGTCCTCCTGGGCTGCACCAACACTGCAGTCCATGCAGACATGTTCACCACAGACTACTTCTACAAGGACTTCACCCCTGCCGACGTAACCAAATCCGGCATTCTCAACGTCAAGATTGCAGAGTGGATTCCTGTGGGCAGCCCCAACTGGGAGACCATCTACCACTTCGAACTCCAAGCCACCATCCGTCCTCCCAACAACGCAGAGGAGCGTGGTTCCATCACCAACATCTACAGCCACATGCTGATTGACTCTATGTATCTTGCCGGGGAACCTGGACCGGATATGGGTAAGACTGGCCAACCTTACATTTACAGATACAGAGCCAGAGTCAACTCCACCGGAGCAGCCAGCAACTGGTCCCCACCTACCTGGGAGCGGTTTGACCTCCGTGGCGAGACTCCCTCCATAGCCATTCCAGCCCAGTACACCCTTGCCACTGAAGCTGACTACATAGACTTCCAACGTCGTGGCGGCACCATCCCGGACAAGTGGTACTACGTCGGCTCAGTCCTCAACTCTGCCTCTCCAGTCAGCTTCGTAGACAAGTATACTGATGACGTAATCATAGCCAACCCCTCTGAGGACCAGGTGCACTATCAGCTCTGGCCCACCATCGGTGCCCCAGTCACAGGCACTACCGTCAAAGTCACTGGTGTAGCCGTCACCAGCACTGCAGCCTTCAGTCTAAGCTGGGCACCCCTGACCCAGATAGAAATAGCAGGAGTCCTCTATACCATCCGGGCTGTCTACTCCACTTCTGCCTTGGAACTCTACGAAAGCGCAGCTGCAGCTGGGGCTGTCACCTTCAGAGTCCCAGAACCCATTCTTCAGGCTCAACCTCTCCCATGCTTCTGGGGACCAATCGGTAATACATTCTTCGCTTGTGGTGACCCTACAAACCCTCAGCGCCTCTACTGGACCAACCTTGGCAGCGCCGACGACACAGCCAGCATCAACCGGATAGACATCACCACCCCATCAGAACCTCTAATGAATGGAGTGCTCTACAATGGCCGCAGCTATGTCTGGAGTTCTGAGCGCTTCTTCCAGATCCTCCCAGACAAGAATGACGAAAGTGGCAACCCAGTCAGCTGGACCTACATAGAAGTACCCAATGGTAAAGGCCTCTTCGGTCGCTGGTCCTTCACCGGAGTCCAAACCCCTCCAGGCTTCATCCTCTACTTCATGGCTAGGGAAGGAATCTACAAAACCGATGGTGGTGCCCCAGTCTCCATCACCGACGAAGACATGCGCCCACTGTTCCCCAATGAAGGGAACCTTGGCGTGACAGTCAATGGCATCGCTCCACCCAACGTCATCTCAGCCCAGGCTGCTAACCATAGACTTGCCTACATTGATGACTATCTCTACTACGACTATGTAGATACAACGGTCTAAGACTATGGCCTTACTTGATGGACTTTGGGGATACTGGAAATTTGAGGAATCTTCTGGAACTCGTTATGACGCTTCTGGGATGGGGCATGATGCAGTTATCTATGATTTTCCTGCCAAGCCAGCTCCTGGGAGGGCAGCAGCTAAAATAGGTTATGGGGTTTTATACAGTTATCCAACCTCCAGATTACAAGTTTATCATGGAGAAATCTGGGCAGCAGGAACTGCCTTTACATTTGCAGGGTGGTTTATATATTCTGACCCAGGGTTACCTTATGCTGTTGAAGAATTAGTAATGACTGTAGTATTTGGCACTTCCTATCTAGTTGACTTTGCTTTGCATATCTTCGCTAAACCTACTCCTAACCTGGCAAGACTTTTATTTTCTCTTACTCCAACCTCACCACTAATAGAAGTAGATAACTTCACACTAACCTATGATACTCCGCACTTTATAGCTATAGTAATAGAAGATGTTACTGCATCATTATACGTAGATAATGTCTTAGTGGGTTCTGTTACTACCATAGATCCTATTGGCCCTGTAATGTATAACTATATGTTATTTGATGGTGAAGGCACTACTGGCCAAACTGGGACCAAGATATATGATGAGTTTATCGTATGGAAAGCTGCAAAGACTCCAGCAGAGTTAACTGCTTTATGGAATAATGGTGCTGGCATAAACTTCCTTAATACTATGGGTACCAGCTGCAATACCCTTGCTTACGCGGTAGACCTTACCTCAGGCAGGGATGGATGGATGTATGACAAATATACTCCTAGCATCATCACCCATTACGGAGAAGAAGGTTCAGGTGTTCATGACACCTTATGTGGTAGTGCCACTGGAAACATCTACCAACTCACCGGAGAAAGTGACGATGGAGTAGCCATCCCCTGTGCAGTTCGCACCCCAGCACTGGACCAGGGTGACCCTCGATTTCACAAGTTGTATGGTGACATCCTCCTTGACTGTGACACCAACAGCACCAACCTCACTGTCATCCCCTCAACTGACAATTTTGTAACAGCTGGCCTCACCACCGTTGTCAACAACGCCACCCGCACCAAAGTTCCCATCTCCCTCAACGCCACCGGGTGGGTCTCTGGCCGTAACGTAGGCTTGGACATCTCCTGGGACACCCTCAACACCAAGCCTCTTCTCTATGCCTGGGAGCCGCGCTTCACTGAGGAATCAGCCAAAGTCCTAGCCTATTCGTGGGAAACCTGCTGGATCACTCATGAACTTCCTGGATACTTCTACCATGGCTATCTCTATGTGGTGCACGTTAGCACCGCTGACCTCACCTTCTACATCCTCAACCCTGACAGCACCGCTGCTGCCACCGTCACCATCCCCAACAGCGGAGGCACCCTTTACTCCAAGTCCTTCATCCGCTTACCAGTTGTAAAGGGTAACATCTTCAAGTATAAGATCTCTTCAACAGCCCAATTCCGGCTGAGTGGTGAAGAATCAGAACTCCTGGTCAAACCCTGGGGAATGGGTGGAGAGTGGAAGCATGAGAAGATATTCCAGGATGTGCCTCAGGGGGCTCCTGCTGAACAGGTGGAGGGGGTTGAATGACAATACCTAATGTTCTTTTTGTGGGAACAACAGGGCAGGCAGCCACGGACAGCTTATACTTATTTAAGTATGTCCCTGGGGGTGCATCGGTAACTACTGAATATACAGAGACCCCAACTCCACAAACTGTACCGCATTGGTTTGAAAACAGTGTTGCCCTTAGATCATTTGGGGAAACAAGTGTCCTCGTACTTAATAATCATGATGATAATCAATTTGAGGTCAAGGTTTTTACAGGAACCACGTTAACTCGAACTACTGCAATAGCAAACACATATCCTTACTCAGAAACTGACTTAACCAACAAAAGCCTTGTGATGATTTCTGAGTCTGAATTTTATTTGTTGATCGGTCTGCCTTTAATATCTGGAGGAAGCTTCACAGATTTATATAGTTACCACACAACGGATGGCGGGGCCACATTCGACAATGCTCTTATCATTCGCTTGGGTTATCCCTCAGCTCAGATTGCTGTGATGGGAAGCAAGCTCTACGTTCTATGCATGAGCAATGCAGATGATAACTACCACCTCTATACAAGCACTCTTGGTTTGAACGCATGGTCAGACCTTGGCATTATTTCAACCCTGCCATCGTCATCTTTCTGGTTTGCTGATCTGGCTTCTCATAACAGCAATTTGTATATTCAGGGAGTTTGGTATGACGACGACACTGGGGATTCTTTCGGTGGCATATGGGAACTGACTGTAGATGATCCCACCACTATGTCTCTACTTCATACTGTCTCAGGATATTATGACTTTCTTGATGGAGGATTTGCTTTCCAAGGACCTGCAAGGCTTCATGCAGTCTTTACTATTTCAGATGGTGTAGGTGGCCCTGCTACTGCCCTCTTTCTAGAAAGTCTGGATGGTGGTGCAACATGGGCTGACACAGAAATTCTTACACTGCAGTCCTGGAATCATGTTGCTGGATGGATTTCTCTGGAAAATCATAATGATGAATACTTAATCTACACTTCCTTAGACTTAGGAGCTTCAGCTACTCTTCCTACAACAACTCCAACATCCTTCTTTATTTCCTCCGACCATGGTTATACGTTCCAAGAAATTACTACCCCGCTTGGAGATACAATCACGTGGAATACCTGTCCCCAGGCTGTCTGCTTCTCTTCCCAAAATACTCCATCAGCCTCCTGTACCTCAATCTCCAACGTCTTCCTAGACCCCAGCACTATGCTAATCACAGGTACAGGTATTGGTGCTGATGCCACTGAATGGCGTATTATCCGCACTGCTGACTCAGCAATAATGGATTCTGGCCTTGGGCTTACCCCCACGTTTAGCTTCATTGGTCAATACGAAGTACAATATCAACTCCAGTTTAAGTAGGAGATATCATGGCAGCATTTGTAAAGTTTGACTGCTTCGTTGAGAATGAGGCTGAGAAGGTCCATAACCTTGGCAGCGACACCCTGAAGCTCGCCCTCACCAACACAGCTCCCACTGCAGCCACAGACACAGTTCTGGATACTGTAACCAAGCATCCACCTCCAGCTGCAGCCAATGGCTATCCTGCAGGCGGCGAGGCTGTCACTATCACCTCCAGTGCTCAATCTGGAGGCACCTACAAACTCGTTGGCAACAGTGTGGTCTTTACCGCAACTGCTGGAGGCATCGGTCCATTCAGATACATTATCTTGTACAACAGTTCTGCCTCCGATGCTCTTATAGGCTATTGGGACTACGGCTCCAGTACTACCTTACCCAGTGCAGGAGATACACTTACTGTTACCCTGAGCCCAACAAATGGTATCTTACAGGCTGCGTAATAGGACTCTAAATGGCCAATGATTTCAGTGGTGATCCACATTGCATATCTCTATACCGCTTTGAGGATGAAGCCCTACTTACTGACAGCAAAGGGTCTAATACCTTATCATTAACTGGCACATCAACCAGTTCTACCACAGTATTTAAAGAGGGGGCAGCTTCAGGATTTCTTAACAATAATGGTATTTTATCCAGAACTGACACTAACCTAAGTGCGGCATTTCCCCTTAAAAGTGGTACCACCAATAAGATAGTTTCCTGGACTTTCTGGTTCAGACTTACAGCTGATATGCCTGGGTTTTCTTATATGGTGGCTAAACTTGATCCTGGTACAAACGCAAACTCTTTTGCTGCAGCAGTCAACTCCACAACACATCAACTTAATATATTTAAGGGTTACAATAGTGGAGCAAGTATAGAAGGTTATGCATTCACAGCTACTACCATATCACTAAATGTTTGGTACCACGTTGGCGTAACATATGAGGATAGTACCAAAATCCTCAATGTCGTACTTTGGGATGATGCTACCGCAACTAAGTATAGCAGTGGTGCCATAACTCAGGTACAAAACATAGTATTAACTACAGTGAGTTTTACTCTGGGAGGCTACCCAAGTTTTGGCAAGACCTACACTGGATATTTAGATGAAGTTGTCATATTTGATGACATCCTAACAGCTAATGAAATAGATCAAATAAGAGCAGGTACGTATACAACCAAAACCATTCTTACCCTAACTGCTGATACTGGAATGTTCACAGTTACTGGCCAAGACGCTGTACTTACCCGTAGCAATGATAAGGTATTCAGTGCTGACCCTGGAATGTTTACCATATCAGGGCAGAATGCCACATTTAGTTCTTCTCTTTGGAGTAATACAGGCTGCACCTTCACCCTTACAGCACCTGACCAATACAACACCCTCGTACACTCCACAGGCCTCATGGAAGGCCGTAGCGGGTGGTTCCTTGACAAGTACACCCCTGGAGCACTCACCCATTATGGAGAAGAGGGCTCTGGAATTCATGACATCCTCCTTGGCTGCATAAACGGTGGAGTCTATCAGCTCATCGGCACCAACGATGCAGGCACTGGCATTCCCTGCCAGATTCGTACCAAGTCCCAAGACCAAGGAGACCTTCGCTACAATAAGCTCTATGGTGACATCATGCTGGACTGCAACACAGGAGGCACCTCTGTCTCAGCCACTCCTGGCTTCAATGATCACACCCTTATCACTCCGCCTATCACTGTCTCCAATGTAGTCCGCACCCAGGTCCCAATCACCATCGGCACCGAGTGGCAGACAGCCCGTAACATCTCCCTGAGTCTCCAGTGGACCCACAACGGAGCAACCCCAGAATACTTCTACATGTGGGAACCCAGATTCACCGAGGAGGGGGCCAAACTTGCAGCCTACTCCTGGGATACCTCCTACCTTACCCATGGCATCGACGGTTATTTCTATCACGGTTACCTATACCTGGTTCACATCTCTACAGCCAACCTAACCTTCACCATCTTCAACGAGGACGGTACCACAGCAGCCTCTGTCACAGTCACCCAAAGTGGCGATGAACACCATAAGGACTTCCTTCGCCTCCCTGTAATCAAAGGTAAGGCATTTAGGTATAGACTATCCAGTGCCACCGAATTTAGAGTGGAAGGCCAGGAATCAGAACTGCTTATCAAGGAGTGGGGCTCCGGTGGCCCATGGCAACGTCGTCGAATCTTCCAGGATGTTCCTAGTGGGAGTGCAGCATGACCCGATACTACCCATCCCAGCAAGAACTTCATGCCCCCGACAAACTTGAACGTGTCCTCCGTGATGCCTATGACCGTATCTATAAACTCAGCACCCAGATGGCTGTCCAGGATGCCCTAAACAAAACTGCCTCCAAGGTGATCGCCCCAACCATAATCACCACTCCTCCCACCTCCATCAGCAGCGGCACCTCTGGGTCCAACCGCACTGGACATGTCACCATCACAGCAGTCAACTACACAGCCCAGAGCATCGACAACTTCATCCAAGCCACAGCCGCCGGAGTAGTCATCTCTCTCCTTAGCGCCATCACCCATTCCGGTGAAGAATACATCATAGACAATAACTCCACTGGAGATATCACCATCACACCAAGTGTGGTAGGCCAAACCCTCCAAGGTGAGACCACCCAAACCCTCTCTCCCAACGACGTTGCCCACATCTATGCAGACGGTACCAACTGGAGGTTCAGTTAATGTCATACTTCGCAAATGTAACAGTCAAAGATTTCCTCGGTGAGTTTGGCAACAACGTGATGGTCAGCCCCATGGGGTCTATATTTGTGGTAGAACCTGTCAAACTTGTAGGTGTCCCGTTCACTGTAGCAGGAGCCATTGACGGTAACTTCTGGGTCAACACCACAGCCACTGGCACAGCCTCAGCCACAGTAGCAGCAGGCATCCTCACCCTTGCCACCAACCCCTCTGGCGCAGGCACAGGCAACGATATCTTCACCAACAGTATCCGCAACGCTCGTTACGCTGGTGGAGTCCACAACTACTATCGCGCCAACGTCAGGGTCCCTGCAGCCACAGGAGTCAACACCCGCAGGTGGGGATGCTTCGATGCCAACGATGGCTACTATTTCTCCCACGACGGCACCACCCTGAGCATCAATTCTCGCAAGGCTACCACAGACGCCGCCCCTGTTTCCTCAGGCTCCTTCAATGGTGAACTTGGCACCACGCTTGTCTTAGACACCAACGTCCACACCTACGAAATCCATTACACCACCAAATCCACATGGTTTATGTATGATGGCAAAATCCTCCACAAGCTCTCTGCCACTACCACAACCCTCACCTCCACCATGCATCTCCATGTAGGTATGCAGTGTGTCAACGGTGGGGCCAACGCCAACAACAACACCCTCGAAGTCTGGGTTGTCACCATCAATCGTGCAGGTCAGCTCCAGACCCAGCCCAAGTCAGCACGTATTGACTCCCTTGCTACCACAGTCCTGAAACTCGGCCCTGGTGTCCTACACTCCATAGTCTTCGGCTCCCTTCCTGCCACAGCAGGTACCATCACTATCTACGACAACACTTCTGCTGCTGGCACCATCCTTCATGCAGCCACTGTAGACACCACAGCTACAGCAATCAAACTCCCAGTCTCAGTAGACTTCAAAGGACTCTCATTCAGCACTGGCCTCACCATAGTGACAGCCACAGCTGCTTCAGATTTCACAGTAATCTATGAATGACTTGATATGCAGTTTCAACATGATACACTGGCTTTTGATCAGGAGGTAGGATATGGCTAATTGGGGTGGAGCAGCAAGTGGAGCAATGAGTGGGGCTGGGGCAGGTGCTGCATTAGGTCCTTGGGGTGCAGCTGGTGGGGCCTTAGTAGGTGGTCTCTCTGGACTCTTCGGAGGTGGCAGATCTGAAGAAGAGAAGCTTGCCCTTGAGCAACAGAAGGCTCAGATAGAACGCTCCAACCAGTTCTGGAAACAAGCCCAAGGTCAGATGGGCATGGCTCAGAACTACTTCGCACCTATTGCAGGTGGTTCTCGGCAGGCTGCCCTTGAAAGTATGGCCCCCCAGATTCAAGGTGCCACCCAGCGCATGGATGCAGGACGCCAATCTCTCTTCAACCTTGCCAGCCGTAGTGGTGGAGCAGCTCAACAGATTGACCCTTATGCCAAAGCTTCTGTTGCCACAGGTATGCTACAACAGGCTCGCCCTCAGGCTGCCCAGAGCATGATGGACATTGGTAAGACTACAGGTGGATGGGCAGCACAGAACCAGGCTGGTGTAGCCAACACTCTCTTTGACCAAGGTAGGTTCAGAGATGAGCAGTCTCAGAAACAGGGTGCAGCCTTCTATGACTCCCTGGAGAAATTTCTGAAGCAGGGTCAGGACGCTGGATGGTTTAAGAATATTCCTGGGATGTCTAAGGGTAAGAGTGGTACTGGCTTAGCTACACCAGTTGGTGACAAGATGGCTGGTCTATTAGGCTAAGGAGGCATCATGGGCTGGATGGCAGGTTTCAATATCAGAGCAGGTGAACGTGCTCACGAAGAGAACATGCTGGATATTCAGCAGAAGGTAGAGAAGCATAAGGCCTTCTCTGCACATATGCAGAAGATCAGCGAAGACCCTACTTATCTTCCTGAAGCACAGGAGGCTGCTAAACGCAGGTGGCTTGAGGCTCAGCAGGCTGGGCCTATGAAGTTCAAGAACTATGACATCAGTGATATCCTCACTGTCAAGAATCCTGCCACCAGTAGTGTGCCCAAGCCTCCACAGGTTGATGCTGCTGGCTCACTGGCTGGTGCTGCTAGAGGAGATTACTCTCCCCAAGAAATAGGTGGAGTAGATCCTTCACAGAGAATGTTCATTGGTCCCCAAGGTGAAGATACTTCCCGTTCTGGCAAATGGTCTCCGTTTGAACTCAACGCTATGGAAGCCCAGGCATATGCAGATAAGATGTCAGCAGCCTATGCCACACAGGAAAAGGTGGCTGCCCTTAGAAATCAGGGTGCTGCCAATAAAGTATCAGGCAGAGCCATTCCTGCTGATGAAGTAGACCTTGCTCAGATGGACCTCAAGCAACCTGATGGCACTCCTTATCCTGCAGGTGATTACTATATTCAATATATGCAGAGTGGTGCACCCAGGATCACCCCAGCTTTGGAACATGCCACCCGCTTGATGCCTCCTGTCTACCGCAATGGCAAGCTTGAGTATGATGTCTTTGACCCTAGAGGTGGAGGAGTCTCACCTGTTGGTGGCACAGAAGGGATCACCCCGGTACCGCCTAAGATTGCTACCACAGACCAGAAGGCATCTAATGGTGTTTACTACCATGTCAACTATGATGAGATGACAGGACAGGTTATATCCTATGTGCCCTTCACTCCTACTGCTGCCCAGGTTGGCAGCATTACCAGCAGGGAAGCTTACGAGAATACTGGTGATGCTCTGATCAGAGTCCAGCTTAATCAACAGGTAATGCCTGGTTACAAAGGTCCAGCCACCTTTGGTATGACTCCTCAGACAGGAGCTAGTGGTATTCAGGCAGGTGCTCCTACATCTGCAATTCAGTTTCCCACAGCTCCTCCCACAATGGGACAGCCTGCACCAGTAACACCTGCTCAGCCTGCTCAGCCTGCTGCTGCAGGGGTAACACCTCAGCTACCTCCTGTAGTTGCCCCAAAGAACCGTACTGTTAGCGCCGCCATTACTGCATCCTCTGATACCAAAGCTTTACCTGAGGTATCTACAACCACCCCTATCAACTCCAAGAATGTAGGAGCCTCCTTACGTCCTGACTTCGAACTCAACAGAGGCAATCTGGTCAATAACCGCCTTAGAGACCTTGGCATCAAACTCACCAGCGGTCAGAAGTATGACCCTAGGATGCCTGTCATAGAAAAGGTTGCAGGCCCCTTGACCCGCTATCAGCAAGATAGAATAGAGAAGGATGGTAACATCCGTCGGCAGGTTATTGAACGCATTCAAGGTGTCTATGAGCGTGCTGGGATGTTGGACAACATGCTTACAGCAGGTAAGCTACAAATAGCTGTTGATCCTAAGCTATCCTACAAACTAATCACCAGAGTCCTTGGTAGGCTCAGCCCGGAAGAAGCTCAGCTTGCTGCAGACTTCACAGCCCTTAAGGAAGACATTCAGAACATGCGTGGTCCTATGGGTGCTGCAGGATTCAGATCTCTTGAAGCATTCATGGCACTTCAGGATCAACGTGGTAGCCTACTGGGTGATGTCAATCTGACCAAGAATGTCCTTCGTAACTCCATACGAGTATTCCTGGCACTTCAGGCAGCTGACCGTAGGACCCTGGCACACAACAATAGAACCTCCAATCTTGCTGACGATATCATAGAAGGTCAGTACCTTCTGGCTTATCCTCCAACAAGGAAGGCTGATGGCACCATGGATATAAGTAGAGCCGTAAGAGCTATGAGAATGGATGGCTGGGAAGATTAAGGAGACTCTATGAGTGCATTAGAAGACAGACTGATGCAGAAGGCAGCTGCACAGCAGGGTGCTGCAGCAGCACCTACGCCAGCAGGAGTTCCACAGACTATTGAAGAACGGCTCAGAGCCAGAGCTGCAGCTGGTCCTGTCATTGATGAAGCCAAATGGCAGCCTAAGCCCCAACCTCCTGGAGTTATAGGTACTGCAGCCTCCTCACTAAAGAGTACTGTTCTGCCTCCAACACCTCCTGCATCTATACCACCCCCTACAGCACCTCCAGGCAATCATTGGTATTGGTCCCCGGATCAGCCTGGATTCCTCAAGAGCACTTTTGAGGCAGCCAAGGAAGCCCTTAATCCTATACCCTTGCTCAGGGGTGCAGCCTCTTACTTCACCAATCCTCCTGACATTGTAGGTACTGATCCTGAAGCTAGAAATAGAGAAGACTGGGAAAAGATTCAAGCTGCAGGTATGGGTGTCGCAGATGTAGCTAAAGACATCTATTGGGATCTTAAGCATGGAAGGGTCAGGACTGCAGGTGGTAAGGCATTTGGTGCAGTAGGTGTGCCTATTCTTGCTGGAAAGGTTGTAAGTAGAGTTAAGGGCACACCTAAGCCTACGCTTAAGCCCGGTGCCCCAGTGTCTCCTGAAGAGGCAGCAGCTGGTTACCAAAGGCTCCGTGCTCGTGTCCCAACCAGACCTCCTACTGAAGTACAAACTGAAGGAGCAACTGCAGCTGAGAAGCGCCTTGCTGAGATGTATAAGCAGCAGAAAGCCTTGGAACTTAGTGGTCAGGAAATGGCTAGAGCTGAGGGTGCTGACTACTTCAAGGCTATTGAGCATCCTAAGAACATCGTAAAGCCTGGCCTTCTTTTGCAGGATGCCAAGCTGGATAAAAAAGGTAATCCGATTCAGGGTACTGAAATAAGAACAGTCTCACCCTATGCCTCTCCTGTCAGTACAAAGCGTATACTTGGAGACTTAGCTAAACTCTTTGAAGTAGACAAACGCAACCCCTTCGCTCCTGGAACACCTATCAGGAGAGCCTTGGATACTCTTGGTGGTATGAAAGGAGACAAGTGGGTTGAGTTTGATACAGCCAAGAAGGTAGCTGGGGAGCTGTCTCAGTATGCTGACTCTGGCATACGTCCTAGGGATAGGTGGGAAGCACTGGCAGGTAGGGTAGCCAAGCAGATCAGACAGGAACTTGAAATTGATCTTCAATATCGTGCCAAGCGTGCTGGTATGACACCAGCACAGGTTGAGGCATCCCTTAAGAGGTTCAACCAGTCATGGCAGCGACAGGCAGAGCTGTGGCGGCAGACTCCTTCTGAGATGAAAGCTACGGAGAGGGCGTATAGTCTGCAAGACATTGAGCGTGGTGCAGAGCCTGCTCCTGCCATCAAACCTGCCCCTGGTATCAGTACCCTACAGCAACTTAAGCAAAGAGCTACTGAACTATGGCGTGGTGCTGAGCAGACAGGAGCTACCACTGCAGCCCTTAAGAAACATACAGCTGACTGGGTGGAGCACTCCATTGCTAATGCCACTAATCTCCGTGACATGCTTACCATAGTTCCAGGTCAGGAACTGCTTGGAAATGTCCTCGATCACCTATATGCTGGCAGAGACTTCGGAAGGTGGAAGACTCTTATGCGTAATGGTCAGGCACAGTTACTTACAGGGCACTCTCCAGACCTGCTACACTCTATTGACTATGCCTTCGATGTGCTTGCTGACACTGAGGCACGTTATGGTAAGCCTGTAGTGGATAATATGATTAGAAAGATAGGCATTAAGCTGATCACTGGAGGCAGAAAGGTTACAGCTCCTGCCCAGATCCTCAGTGCAGCCTTCCAGAATACTGAGACAGGAAGAAGGTTTGTGCAGGGAGTTCGTGAGCAAGCTAGTAAGTTGCCTAAGAAGGCACAGGTTAGGCAGGCTGCTGGAACAGCTATACGTAGAGGTGTAATAGGTGGTCCTGCTGGTGCAGGGATGTCTGGTGTACAGTATCCTAGAGCAGCGGCAGTACAACAAAAGTCTGAAGAAAAATCCAGAATGGCAGGAGCAGACTAATGGCAACTAATCCAATCACAGGTATCCCAGCGTATGCTCCTCCACTGATGGAGAAGTTAGAGAAGGAGCAGAGAGCTAGACTGATGCAGCAGCACGCCCCTATACCTATGGGAGGTGCTCTGCCTTCCATGCCTCCTATGCCTATGACTCCTCCTCCTGGGTATCAACCTTCTGCTGTCCCCACTCCGGCCAAGGGTGGATGGGATAAGCAGCTACTGGGTGGATCATTTGCTGAGGCTGCAGGACAACAGCTTAATAAGTACATGCCTACCACTACCCTACCAGGTACCACAGGCTATGGTCCAGCTACTGTAGCTAAGCAAGCCATCAGAGGCACAGTCAAGGGTACTACAGAGATGGCTGATGCTGCACAGACTCCTAAAGGTCTGGCTATGTTGGCTGGTATCACTGCTGCTACTGCCTTCCCTGTGCCTTTAGTAATGGCATTGGTAAAGGGAGGTCTTGGAGCTGCAGGTATCATGGGTCTCGCAGAAACTGCTCCTGAAGCTGTCAGTGCCTTCAGCCATGGGGATGTTGAAGGTGGGTCTGCTCTGCTTACTCAAGGAGCTGCCTCTATAGGTATGACTTTACCTGCTCTCCAGAGTCTAGGAGTAAAGGCCCCTAACATAGCAGGTGGAATTCAGAAGTTGATGGCTACTCCAGAAGAAGGTTTCACCACAGTAGACTTCCTTACTGGTGGTGGGAAGCTGCTTAACACTGAACGATATCTAGGTACAGGTAAGACTTCAACAGGTAGTCTGGCCGAAGCTCCTGGCAAAGCTGTGGTCAGTGCACGGTTCAAGCCTGATGCTCCTGAAGAGATAGTTAGTGCCTTGAACTCTGTCAGGGAGAAAGGTATTGATCCTCTCCAGGCAGAGTACCGCATTACTGATCCACAGTCTGGTAAGGAAATGGTTGTGGACTTCAACAAGTTTGCTGAAACCTATCCTGATGAGGTTAATGCCTGGGCGGGGAGTCAGAGAGGAGCTGGAGCAGAACCTGCCATACCACCTCCTGCACCTATGTTAAGTCCTGAAGAACTGGCTGCCAGAACTTCTGCGCCTGAATACTATAACTATGGTGCTGGCCAACCACGTAGGGGGTTGATTACCAATAAGATGAAGCTGGAGAGGAGACAGGAAGTTGCTGCACGGAGGGCACAGGAGGAGGCAGCTGCTAAGACCGTTGAAGAGAAGGAGAGACTGAAGCAGCAGAATGCAGCTGTGAAGGCTAATGAACTTGCTGGGAAGGAACAGATTGAGGCTGAAGGCTTAGCTCCTGCTGCACCTACAGCTCCTGCCACGCCAGCGGCTGCTGGTCCTGAACCCAGCATGAACCACATCAATCAGCTGCTGGACATTTATGAGCAGACTAAGAATCCTGAGATCCTGAGAGCTATTAGGTCCTTAGTACAGGGAGGTCTTAAGGCTGAACCTGCTGCCCCAATCAAGCCTATAGCACCCACTCCTGCTAAAGCTCCTGTCAAGGCCCCAACACCTACTCAGCCTGAAGGTGAAGTAGATGTTGATGCTCTTATCAAAGAGGTAGATGCTCAGCTGGCTAGTGGTGAGCTGGAACCTATTAAGGGTGAAGGTGAAGCGCTGCCATCCAAGGGTGCAGGGACGCAGCTGAGCAGAGTAGGTAAGACACCAGCTCAGGCTGATGCTGAAGCTCATCAACTATTCCTGGAGAAGAGTGGCAGGACCATCACCCAGGGTGGGAAGAAGATCAGACAGCCAATGGCTGAGGTAGGGCACCTTGAGGATTATAAGACTCCTCAGGAGATGTTTGATGCTATGCAGCAGGGCATAGAGTTTGAGGTTAATAGGCAAGGCTTAGGCAAGGCTCCTTCTACCAGAGGGAAGCTTATACCTTATATGGAAGGTGATAAGTTCAGTGGTGTGTTCCATTTCCTGCCTGAGAAGAGTGGTGGAAAGACCTTCAATGTGGCACTGCAGGATATGAAACTGGATGTCAATAGGTCCACAGCAAACAAGAGAGTCTACACTGTGAAGCGTGGGGCACAGTACCTGGATGAAGTGGAGATGCCTAGCGGGAGGAAGGGTTATATCAAGGAGCCACTGGAGTTCACCAAGGAACAGGTGGATGCTGAGGTGGCTGACCTTACTGCCAAGGCCAAGGCTGGTGATCAGGATGCTGCAGAAGAGTTAGAGCTCATCAAGCAGAACCGCAATGAGGATGGCAGCCTTACTAAGTATGACGTTGTTAAGATGAAGGGAGGTCAGGTAGGTGGGTTTGGTGCACAGGGGAAGATGACTCATCCTGGCAGCAGGAAGGTAGATAGTGGTGAGTTGGGAAGGAAGATTATAGAAGGTCAGGCTGGAGAGGTCCAGGGTGGCACGGCATTCAAGCGTCCTGTGAAGACCTTTGAGGAGAGACAGGCTGAACTTGAGGAGGCTATTACTACTATAGAGACTGGCCTTAGCAGGAAGCTTCCTCCAGAGGCTGAGGCTAAGTTGCAGCAGGCTCTTAAGAAGAAGCAGGAAGAGCTACGTAATGTAGAGTCTGGCATCAGTGCTGAGCGTCAGGCTTCTGCTGAACGTGGGGAGCTTATGTATGCATCCCAGCTAAAGGAGATCGCTAGAGAACTTGAGCCTAGTGTCAGGGAGCCTGTGAGCAGAACGATCAGTCCTCAAAGACAAGCTGCTGAAGCGTCGGCAGCGGCTGGAATCTCTAAAACCTTAAAGGTTACTAAGGCTAGGAAGAATGCAGCAGGTGAATGGGAAGAGTATGAAGACGTAGTAACACCTGCTGCTCCTGGTAGAGAGATATCCCAGGAAGGTATCAGTGCTGAGGCTATAGCTAAGGCACAAGGGTTTAAACCTCCTGATCCCAAGACTCAGGCTGAGGCTGATGCCAAGATGCTGCAGCTCAAGCAGGAGCATGAAGGAGCTGTTAAGACTGTATCTATTCTAAAGAAGCAGGGTAGGGATACTGCTGATGCTGTGCAGAGAGTTAAGGAAATCACTGCTGATATGCAGCACCTTAAGGATATTAGGAGTGGCTTGGAGCCTGAGGCAGTGGAGAAGCCTGTTGGTGGGCAGGAACAGAAGGATATTAGTAAGATGCCTGAACGTCAGGCTGCACCTCCTACCAAGACTCCAACCTCTATGACTGCTCAGTATACCAGAGATACCCAGAGGCTTGCTGCTATCAAGGCTAAGCTTAAAGGGATTAACCCTGGCACGCCTATAGGTAAGAAGTTGACTGCTGAGGCTAAGGAGTTGGAAGCTAGGCTGGCCCCTAAGTCCAGTGCCAAGCTGACTGAGCCTCCTCCAACCAAGGGCTACACAGCACCCAAAGCCATCCCTCCTGGCATTAGTAAATCTCCTCGTGGGATACAAGTCTGGAGCGAACGGCAGGCTTCACTTGCCAAACGTGCTGGCAGGAAGCCTCCTATGCCTCTTACACCAGAAGACCTGAAGGCTCAGACTCCTGAAGGGTTCAGCTACATTGAGTGGGCCAAGGAGAATGCTCCTGATATGCTGAAGGCTGCGGCTGCCAAGACCTCTGCACCAAGCATCCCCCCCATCCCCAAGCAGGTAACAGCCTCTCCTGAAGGTAGTAGCCTGGATACCTGGACCTTGAAGCATCCTGATGGTGGCAGCATGGAAGTCCGCTTTACTGATGATGGAGTCTACATTGAACAGGTAAGAGTCCCCAAGGAGTCCCAGCGTAAGGGTATAGCATCCCAGATGTATGAGAAGCTTGGCAGGATGATGAAGGACCGTGGTATAGCTGGCAGCAAGATAGAAGGTAATGTTCAGGGTGATCCTGGGATCATCAAGAAGCTCAGGTCCAAGGCTGCCAAGGTAGCAGGAGAAGGAAGCACAGTATCAGATAGGTATGATATTGATTAACCAAGCACCAGAGCAAGGATGTTCCCATGCCCAATGAGTTGATCTCCAGTGTAGCTGATATTGTGCGAGTAGTGATTGGTGCGGTAATCGGAGGGGTTGTGACTGCCGCCTCTGCATTGCCATATTTTAATAACAAGATAACTAAACTCAATGAAAAGGTAGAAAATATGAAGTCACACTGTGCTTCTTGTCAGGCCAGCACAGGAGAAGCTATCAAAGAGCTTGTTACTACTGTTCAAGATCACCACCAGGATGATGGGAAGCACAACAATAGTGCTTCCCATACTCTCCTACTGGATATTCTCAACCGCGTAACACGGATTGAGTCCAACCTCATCAACAACAGGATAGCCGCTGAGTTGGCTGATCATTCGAAAAGATGATAGTACTCAGGTGATCCCACCTCTACCCCCCACTTCTCCCTGAAGTATAGACGGTTGAGGTCTGCCTGTTTGCAGATTCGCTCCCGTTCCTCTGGTGTACAGGCGTTAAGTGTACCACTACCAACATGATAGAATGGGATGTTGAGGGAGCAGGCCTTGATACCCTTCTGGTGCATACGGAGATGGTAGTCAGCATCTTCACAGTAGGCACCCATAAATTGCTCATCAAACTTCCCCACTGTTTCCCATACATACCTACTGATAAGGTAGCAGGAGAAGTGTGGATGGGGAGTACGGGTTAGGTCTACTGCCTTAGTGCTTAAGGCATCCACTTCCAGCTTACCCTTGTCATCCACTCCCACGCCTGTAACAAAGTCCCCACCATCAGCAAGGAGTCTGCTGTAGGTGTCTGAAGAGAGTTCTATGTCATTGTTACAAACCAGGATGTGAGTGTTGGGGGTGCCATCGAATAGCAAGCTAAGGCCTTTGTTCCAGCTGGCTGAGACACTGAGGGGTGGGTCCCTGTGGGTGGTGACTACTCTAGGGTACTGAGTACGTAGGTACTCAGCTGTGCCATCAGTAGAGGAGTTGTTGATGACTAGGATGCGGACCTCTCCTATGTCTTGAGCAAGCATAGACTTGATGGCTTTACGGGTCAAGGAGAGGCCATTATGGACTGGGACTAAGATCCAAGCTGTCATTCAGCCCTCCCCATCCAGCCCAGGCCATGGCTATAGGTAGCTAGATCCTTATAGACTAGGTTATGTGCTGCTGCATACTCCTTGATGGCATCTGTCATGTGGTTGTAGGGTCCCATCATCCAGGTGTCATGGAAGAGCCAGATAGTACTAGAGTGTGCAAGCCGTCCCCATAACTCAAGCTCAGCCTTCATCTGTTCATAATTGTGATCAGTGTCGATGAAAATGATGTCAGGAACTCCATCACCTAGTTGTTTTACAATTACATCCAATACTTCATCATATACTTCCTTCGTCCTGCTATCTCCACTTACCTTAAACCAATAATCCTCAGTCGGTCTATCATAGGCAGGATGAGCTTCATTGATGTCGATACTGATATGCAATTTCAATTCGGGAGATATTGGTGACCTCGCCAGCCCCCTTCTGAACGCTCTGCAGCTACCATTCCCAGCACCACAGCCTATCTCCAATATGAAGCAAGCCTTGGATGCAAACTCCTCCAGCATTGGCATATGTGGAGCAATATCTACATTATCCTCTCCGTTGTAGCTCATACAGTCACCTCATAGTATTTAACCCCTGTGTATACAGCAACATTATCCTTTGTCTCTGAATTACAGATGTACAGTATGATGGAGTCACCCATCACGACGAAGTTCATCAGGCAGCCTGCCGCAACCTCTACCACCTTTATAGATGCATCTGTGAATTTGACCTTGATGGTCCTGCTTGGTGGCACTGCCTTCTCTGGTGTCACTACCTTCTCTTCTTTCTTAAACCAGCTCATTTCTTCACCTCTTTCTTGGTTGCCTTCTCAATCAACGCCTGCTTCTTAAACTCCTCCTCAGATGCATGTACTCCATCCTCGAAGCCTCTTCTGTATTCAGCATCCCTCTGTGCAATAGAGTCCTCTATGAATGCACACCATGGACACCGATCTCCTCTATACATTACAGTTGTGACATGGTTATTGCAGATGAATAGGTTATCTTTGTCTATCATAACTAATGAATCCTCACTTTCAATGGAAGTATCGCCTTAAACCTATTGTAGATAACCTTGTGCGCCTCTTCATGCACCTGTTTATCCCCCTTAATCCCCTGCTTCCTGAGCCAGCCATCATACTGTGGGCTGCAGGAAGTCCTTCCACCAAGGTGGTGGCACTCAATGGGCAGCACCCACACACCCCACCCCTTCTCGGCCAGCATACAGGCCATGGCTGTGTCATAACAATGGAACTGTAGTCCCATAGACTTGATTGCTCGCCAGCCTCCCACAGCATTATAGGCCTCCCTGCGGATGATCTGACAGAAGCCATCCAGTACCGCGCATGGTACTGGCTCTGTGATCCGTTGTCCATGATCCTCAGCATCCCTGAGATTAGACATGAAGTTGATTCTGGCCAGCTGGTGGTAGTCGTAGCGAGTCTTGTAGAGGTCATCAGTGCCAAGACCTGATGCTCCCCCAAACCCTACCATGCCACACTCAGGATGCTTATCCATGAACTTCATGATCTTAGAGTCCCACCCTTCCTCATAAACCTCCACATCATCATGGATGAACATGAGGATGTCCCCCGGAAGGTCTCCTCCTGTTGCCATGTTATCCACTGCTGACATGTTTGGGCTGAGCATGATGAGGATGTCAGTATCCTCCCATCTGCTCAGGGATTCAAGCTGATCTCTTACTTTTGATGCACGTTCCATATCCCATGTGGGGATGATGACTGTTAGTTTCATGCTGCGATCCTCCTTGCTATTGTTTTCCAATATGCCAGACGCCTTCTCAAGATGGGGGCACAGTCTGTGACCACTCCACCTTCTATAACAAAGCCAGCACATAGGTATGATGTGGTTACTCTATAGAGTCCATCACTTAGCTTCATTTGGTAAGTCCTTCCCTGAACCACTTCTGCCATTGAATGTAGAGGTTACTCCAGTCTAAGTGCTTTACAGAGTCCCTCATCTCTTGCTTATCCCAACAGCCATGAGCTAACCCTCCAATGATTGCTTTAACCCAATCTGCAGCATCATAGACAGGTCTCTTACAGTTGTTCCTGGTGTCATACCTATACCCAATAGGTTCGATAGCCCAAGTCTCATCTGGCAGTAACTCTGCCCCTCCTGCATAGAGACCATGTACCACTGGAGTCCCACAGGCTAGACTTTCTACTATGGGATAACCAAAGCCTTCCCCTAGACTTGGTAACATGGTGATATCACAAGCTGAGTACATATAACTCATAGCCTTATCACTCAACGCATCGACATCAATAATCACCCTGTCCTCTACACCAAAGTCCACAGCCAATGCCCTGAGGTCCCAGTGCCTATCCACAGAGTCCACCTTGAACCAGAACTTCACTCCTGGCTCCTGCCTCTTGAGTAATGCTGCAATCTCAAACGCCAGTCCCCAGTCCTTGCGTTGCTGGTTGGTCATGATACAACCAATCAGAGTCTCCTTCTCCTTCACACCCAGCCCTACTCTAACTGCAGCGCCATCCCGGATCTTGAAGGTGTCCATGTTGATACCATGAGGGAGCCATTCAGCAGCACTCTTCCAGTCAAGGGTTCTGCTAATTACCCCGGAGCCAAACTGCCCATACGCCAGCACCCTATCATACTCCCTAAGAGTAGCCTCACTCAGGCAACTCAGCTTCCCTCCTGGTCCTTCATGATCAATAGGGAAGTAACCCCATTTGTAGTATGGAGGATGCTTAAGCCACTCCTCATTAGGCATACCCTTTGGGTTGGCAAACCACAGGAGTCTAGAGGGGTCCCATATTGTGAACACTATCCCTTTCTCCTCTCCTGCGAAGTCATACCATACCTGCTGCAGGTACTCCTCGCCCCACTGCCCTCCATATTCAGGGTAGTTATACTGAGCAAAGGGTAACTTACTACTATAGATCCCACCCCTGCCCAGGAACCCCACCCTGAACTCATCCATTCTTGACACTAGCACTGCCAAGTCCCTACCTATCCTACTCAGTCCCCCTGCTGCTGAGGGGGAATCACCTAAGAATAGTATTGGTGTCTGCATTATTTCATCTCCTTTTCTATCCAATCACTATAGTCAATTGTAGTTCCCCAACTTCTCCCAACAACTACCTCAACCTCAATACTCAATCCACCTAACTGAGGCAGAGGAGCTTCCATACACTCCTTCAATATACCCACAGCCCAAACCAACTTCTCTATAGGCACTTCACATACCAATGAATCGTGGATCATCATTCTGACCATCCCAAATATCTCTGGTATCTTAGCAAGTTTCTTCAACGCCTCACTGATAACTCCTGCTCCACTACTCTGGGGTAGGAATGCTACTGCTTTCTTAGCATCCGTACCCCATTCTAACTGTTGGCCACGATAGTGGAGTACATCAAAGAAATAATGCCTATACCCAAAGGAATTGGTTAAGCAATGTGGTGGTTGGTATGCTGTATACAACATCTTCTGCTGCCACGTCTTAACCTTCTTTGCTATGGTAGCAAAGTACATATCCTGTAGCTTCTTCGCCTCTCCCACCGTCTTGAATAGGTCTGGGTACTCCATACGCATACGTTTGGGGCTACCCAAGTAGTTAGATAAATGGACTGTGTGTTTACAGGCATCATAAAGGGTAGCATCCAACCGCTTCAACCCCCTAGCCATCTCCTTAATGTCTCTATCTTTAAGGCTTAGTGATATAGGTCTTCCCATTACGTGAGATTGTAGGATGGCATGGACGCCTAGCTTGGCGGCCCTGATGTAATCAGGGTCCTCTGCAAGGAAGCCTACTATCTGTGCCTCCAATGATTTGAAGTCCAGCTCTACCAACACACACCCAGGTGCAGCAATGAACTGCTTTCTATACTCATCACTTAAGGATGAGTGCTTCATGACGTTCTGAATATTCGGATTTTCAGAATTATAGCGGAACGTAGAGGGCTTCCTATTATAATGACTCCTTATTCTTCCATCAGGTCCTGGGACGTAGCCATTGATATAGGTACCAATGATCTTCTTGAATCCTCTGGCATCCAGTATGCGTACATACAGCGGGTCATCAGGAAACTTATCAGCTAACTTTTCAATCTCCGCTGCCCCTGTCGTGTCTTTCCCTGTCTTGTAGTTGGTCGGGACTGGGTGGCCCATGTGACGCATATATCGAACAACTTGTTGGGAGCTACTGTATAGGAAATGTTGATGCTCGATCCATTCCCCGGTGTCACGGTCAAAATCCCAGTACCAATTTGGGTCAGAAAGGCGAACTGGTTTTCCAAGTTCGGCGTCAGGGGGAATGCTCTTCCTGTACTTAACTCCTTTAACTTCAAGCGGTACTGCTTTTTGGATCTCATCATCTATCCTCCCTAGCTCTGTCTCTACTTCATTCCTAAACTTAGCCTGTTGCTCCTGGTCCAGCAGCACTCCACTATTGGCCATGCTGATTACATAAGGCATTAGCTCTACATAATGACTTATAAATGCCTCCATCCTGCCCTGCTCCTCAAGCAGCTTCTTAACCTTAAGGGTAATCTGTATGGTGGCATCTGCATCCTTGCAGCTATAGTACTCAGGCAGGTCTTGACTTAAACTCTTCCATTCCTTCAGTTCAGTAAAGAAGGTAGCTACATAACCTAACCCCTTAGGGAGGTCACTCTGCAGAAAGTGCCACATGTACATAGCGTCAAGCGGGTTTCCAATCTCAAGACCCTTGGACTGCAAACGGGGCACATCAAACTCCTGATTCCAAAACACCGTATGCGCCCATGGGAGTGCCAGTATCCTCTCAATCCATTCGAATGTGTAGTGGGTCCAAGGGATGGTAATTGAATAGTGAGGCCTAAAAGAAGCACTAACCCTAAGAATGTCCGTGTCAATGATGTTCCCATAATCATCCTCTGTTGCTCCTCCACTGTGAGGAGTCTCAATATCAAATGCTAACCACTCTCCCCTGTCTGCTGCTGCTTTACACTCCTCATAGAATCTCTGCAGGTCATCCCCTGATGGATGCTCCAGGTACCTACAGTCAGGCTCCCTATACCCTTCCCTTACCACCCTAAGTGCTCTCTTGATATCTATAGAGTGAACATCAGTAAGATTTTGATTACCTCTCATGATGAAGGAGGGATGATATGTAGGCACCACATGAAAGGAGTGACCAGCATAGGTGCAGGTATAGACATATCCCCTTCTATCCTCTATACCTTTGACACCAAGGAGGAAGTTCATGGGGACATTACCAAGGGGTACTACTACCTTAGGTTTGAACCTGTTGATCTCATCAGCGAAGTAGCTACTGCAGTTATTGATGGCATCCCCTTCCCATGGAGCGCCATCAAGCCAGTTCTGTGGGGGTTTACATCTGCAGACATTGTTAATCCTGAATTCATTCCTGCTGCACTGCACTCTCTGGAGGGTCCTGTTGAGCTGTACGCCAGAATCTCCAACGAAAGGCGCTCCTATCTGAGCCTCTCTAGCTCCAAGTGCCTCCCCCAGCAGTAGCACTCCATTAGATCCTGTACCAGTACCATCAGCATACCCATACCCCTTGGTAAGCAGGCTACAGGCCCCGCAACGTGGCGGTTTGCTTAGCATATTCTATCTCCAAGAAATCCTGAATTTTGGTGCAAAAATTTTACTGCTTAACTGATATCAAACTTCCTATTACTGCTTTTTGATAATCATCTGCTACCAACCGTCATTAACCAGTTTATAAACCTTCTCCACCATGGAAGGCAATTAGAATCTGTCATGGAATCACACTTTCTATTGCATCAGGGCACCCCACCATTGAGGTGCCCCCTACCATTACCATACATTCCTTTGCACAGTAGGTATGATAATGATATTCACTTTCAACGCGGGGAGAATTTGTGTAACACCCTCCGCACCAGTTCCCACCCACCTAACTTTCTAGGGAACTTATTGATATGAGCATACCTATTCTTTCCTGGTGTGCCATCAGACTGCTTATTGTTGGAAAGTCTGATGTCATAGTTCCCATATGCATGGGTTCCACCTACGTTGACTATCTCCATGACTCCTATCAGATACTTAGCCTCCTCCTGGCCAAATGGAACCATCTCCAGCGTAACCCTAAGCACTCTTAGCCTCCCTACAGGTTCTCCTATACGCCCTCAGTGCCCTGACTGCAGCAATCCTGAACCCACTCTTCTCATTGGGCTTATCATGGGGGTTGCGCTTGGCTACCCCCATGAAGTGCTTGTTGTTGATGATGGTTTCCAAGAGCACAATAGTATAGTTCCCCTGTTGTTGAACCTCATACCTCAGCCCCATCATCATAGTCATAGGGAGCAGGTCCCTAAGTGGTACTGACTGAATAAATTCCTCATCCATATTCTTCATGTCACTCCTCTAGAAGTGATAAATAATGTTACTTACTTTTGGGTAATCCTAGGGCTTCTTGGTGTGCCGATAGGATATTTTTCAATTTCTTCGGCGAAGGCTTCGAAATAGCAATCGCTACATACTATGGCACTATCCTCAAATACAGCTTGGCATACCCCACATTTTGTAGGCTGACAAAGATCATGCAGCTCATCAAGGCTCTTAATCAGGAGATTTTTGCTCATTGAATACCTCCGTTACCATTAAGGTTGGTGCTGCTGTGGGGACTCGAACCACGTTCTCTCGCTTATAGGGCAAGGGCACTACCCATATGCTACAGCAGCGTTTACTTCTTAATGAAGGTATGGAGAAGCAGCTCTCACCTTTACATCGCCTGACATAAAGGGCTTCTCCATATCCCCATTGGCTACCTGCTGGATATCGAAACCGGGTCGTCATGCACCTACATGAATTACAGGTAGCTAAAGTGTTAGCGCCCCAGGTGACCTACTGCAGTCTTACCAATGGCTGAGGCGCACAACGCGACACTCTTCGGGTCCATGGTACCCTAGCTGGTTGTGGCTGGCCTTGTCACAGCCCTTTGGACTCAACACAGCAGGTGTCGAAATGCTTTGCTAAGGTATAAACCTCTTAATCTGAACCTGTGCCCTCACTTCTTCCCCACAGTCAGGACACGTAAAGATATCCTTCCGGCTTCCATTGGCATTGATTGGGAAGGCTCTATAGTTCTTAGCCTTCACAGATGCCTTCCGTGCTCCATCCCAATCTTCTTTGGTAGCTGCTTGCTTAGCTTCCTCAATGGTCCCAGACTGTGTAGCATTCATCAGGAACTTATCCCGACACACCCCACACACACCTTCCCAGTCCAGTTGTCCCTGAAACGGAGTCCCAGGTCCTCTATCCGCAATGCTCTGCAGCGCAAGGGCGAAGGCCTTATTGCTGGTAGGAGCCTGCTGAATCCCTCCTGACTTAACCAGATCCATCATAAAGCTGGTAGCCTTACCATCTCTACGATTGAAGGTGACATTGTTCACTCTCTGGAAGTTCACTGCTCTGGTATCATACTCCCCACCCTGGATTCTGAAATCCAATGTGGCAAAGAGCCTCAATCCTTGCTTAGTCTGCTTCTCAGCCATGTCCCGGATCTTGTCAAGGTACATATGGTACGTCCCCGCCGGAGGTGGAGGCGCAAACTCAGGAGCTGGCTCCCAGTCATCGAAACTCTGTTGTGTATCAAGTTGCTCGTCACTGAAATTCATTGCATCAGTCATTTTTATTTTGTCCTTTATTGGTTTAGTTGTTGTTATTGTGAACTCTTACGCTGAAGTTTAAGTAAATCAAACGCCATCGACCACCTAACCTTCCGATCCTCTCCAGGAAATCTCTGACTCATATCCACAAAGGCCTCATGCCTCTGTCTCTGCCTACGAAGTTGACGTGTTTCAAAGTGAGTCCTATCCCACTCGATGACTCTCTGTGAGGTCTCAGCCGATTTCACAAGCTGATACTTCATCCACTTGGTCATCTTACTTACTGCCTGCTCTATCAAACCTTCTTTTGCTATTGTCTTATCTTCCATGGCTATCCTCTTATCTAGGGTCAGCTTTTAATCTAGGGTCAGCTGCTGCTCACCTGCTGTCCTTCAGCAGTGTTCTTCGGGTTGCTTTCGGCTCCCCTTTCAGGGAGCCTTCAAGCACCCTTCAGATACTTACTTAGCAGTCACTGTTGAAGCTGCCTGTTCAATGCTCATCCCCAACTCATTCATCAGCTGAGCCTTAGCAAGTCCATGACTCTCATTAAGCTTAGTCAGGAACGCATCCAGTGAACACTCTCTGCCTTCCAGAAACTCAGGCAGCGGGAAGTAGAAGTGACCCCTGTTCTTAGCTACATAGGGTATCCCATCATCCTCAAAGTGGTTGCTAAGGTATAGGCGTCTAACCACAGCCCCCTTCTTCAACCCTCCCATACCAGTCAGATAGATATGCAGAGTGTTATCAAACCATGCCGCAGCACCAGCTGTCTTGGCCTTACCACAAATATCAGGTCCATACAGAGGCAACCTTGTATTATCATCAGTACTCTTTAGCTCAAGAGCTGTCCACATTGTATAGACTCCTCTGAGAGCCTTACTCTGAGCCACGAAGTCACTGATCCGTGACTGCACGTTACCATAGTGAGCCATACTGGGTGATCCATAGCTGGTCCCACCGTCCTTGAAGTTACTGGACTGAGCAGAGATCTTAATCTTTCCAGAGGCTTCCTGACTGTTGATGTAACTCATCATCCAGTCACAACCTTCAGTAATCCCATCGAACGCTACCCCACCTACCCTGGCCCAGTCTTTCTGCTCAGTAACAGGTATCAACTTAGAGGTAGGGTCCTGAGGATCAATAGGCCAGTACCCTTTGGTAACCTTATCCAAGGTCTCAATCGGGAACTCTCTACCTCTGATATAGGTAGGAATAATAAGTCCTGCATCCACAGCAGGCTGAATGGAAGTCCACCCGCCACCACTCATACTTACCAACCTAGTGATCTTACCAGTGGTTCTATAGATATACTTAGCTAACTCCTGTATCTGTGTGGTCTTACCAGCACCACTGACACCGTATACAAGGATGGATTCAATGCACTTAGAGTACTTCTCAACAGCTACTACCATTTAAAACTCCTTTAATTTTCTGTTATATCTGGAGCACATTTGACACAGTACTTTACAGCTACATCCTCAAACAATCCTGGTACCCACACCTCCTCTCCACACTTTGTACAGTAGTAAAGCTTGTGATCATCTTGGTACATGTCATTGTTACAGACCACATACTTAGCCTTCTTCATGAAGTTCAAGTAAGCCTCAGGACTCATCTTCCCACTCCCCAGCATGATGAGGTTCCCTGACTACAAATGCACCACTCCCAAGTGGATCATCAATCCTGTTGTAGCAGATATCCAAATAGGGGCACTTCTTTTTATACTGATTACTGTAACAGAACTGATCCATCCTGGCTGGGAATATGGCATCCATCACCATATCCTCCTCAGTCTCTAGTAAGATAATCCCATTCTTAATCAGGTTCTGTCTCCTGGCAGCCTGCCTCTTCCAAGTATCCACCTCTCTTGGATCTCTATAGATGACAGCATTAAATAGCATTCCATTCACAACCTCTTCCGGTAGCTGCTTAACCCATAGCCCCATGCCCATTACATAAGGATCAAATGGCTTCCAGTCTCTCTTCCTTCCCAGTGCAGAGTCAAACCCATAGGTCTCATTGCCGAAGTCATCAGTCATCTTATAAGCTCTTACTAGTGGAGAGTAGTAAGTATAAGTCCCATCATCCCCTTTCCTCTTGCTCCCTTTGTAAAGGAACTCCATCGCCACACCAGCTGGCTGCTTCCCATACTTATGCTCAATGTCAAGGCAGTGAGTCATAGTCTGAATAGAATATCTAAAGCTCTCCAGATAATCATCGCTCATCCACCCAGTAGTCTTGAACTCAGGCCCTGCGAAGTACTCTCCATCATCCTTCCTCTCAAGCACTCCATCAAGCCTGCTCATCAGTTCAATCCCATCACTGATAGGGATGATATGCTCCTCTTCAACAGCCACTATGTTATAGCGTTCCAGAATATAAGGCAGCCTATTGAGAGTCCAAACCCTAGCCAACCCTTCGGCCAGAGCACACTGTCTCTGCATCTCAAGCTCAAGCTCAGCAGTAACCTCAGTGAAGCCTGCCTTCTCTACCTCTTCCCTGTAAGCCTGGACTGCTGAGGAGCAATACACATCCATACCCTCCTCATCAGGCACCTCACCCTTCACCTTGGCATGAGTCATCACAGCCTGCAGAATCTCATGACACAGAGTTCCAGTCTGCTGATACAGATCCAACCCCTTCCTGACTATCCCTTTACCACCATAATAGTAGTTAAGGAATGCCTTCCTAGGGCAGTCTATATAGCATTGATCATGGCTCCTGCTAAAGCGCCAAACCTTATCCATTATCCCACCTCTGCTGGGTTCTCAATCTCTTTGAACGCCTTCTCAGCAGCATTCAACATGCTTCTCATGGTTCCATACACATACACAGAATCCTCATCACTGATCTGCATACAAAACCCTCTGCTGTCCTTCCAAATGCTAACCTTAACAGTATCCATTAGAAAATCTCCTTTTCTGCCTGCATTAAACGGTTCATTGCCTTTAAATACTCCCCTCCACTCATAGAGATGGAGTGTTTTTGTAACGCCAACAACGTCAGTAACAAATCCTTCCTCTGCTGCCTTCGGGCCAGATTATTTCTGGATGCTTCCTGACCAAGCAGCCTATCAATCTGGTCCATGATCTCACTGTAATCCTCAGTTACATTCCCATATCCTCTATATGAACTCATTTTGCCAGCAACCCCAGCTTCTCCATAGTCCAGTTCCTTATTAAAGTAGCCACTGGAATCCCTGTCGCGTCTGACTCCTGAAGAAGAAGTTTGTATGCCACATCACCAAATTTCACACTCAAACCATGATGAAGAGCATTGCGTTTAACAGGTCTTCCAGGCCTCTTTTTCCTCAATCTTTTTGCTTGCATGGGAATCATTGTAAGACTGCAAAAAAATTTTGTCAACCCTTAATGAGGAAGTTTTTTAATATTTTTTGAAATTAAGTGAATCTCCATTATTAAAGAGGGGCGAATCTTATTGACAACCTTATAAATAAAGGGATAGGCTACTCCAGTGCTTTAAATTACTGATCACGGAGAACTTCACTTAATCTTCACCTTTGGCCAGGTGGAGATCTTCAACTAACAGGAGGTTTCACAGGATGTCTCCCCTATCGGAGCCTCCTGTTTAGGAGACTTTAATGACCAGACCACTGCCAGATGCACCAGATCCTATTGTGACTCAACTCTTTTACCCTGGAGAACTTACCCTTATAGGAGGAGCACCAGGAATAGGCAAGACCAGAATGGCTCTTCACTTAGCCTATGGCTTAGCCTCAGGCTTAGAGGGTTGGTGGGGTCAGTACGACCCTATGCCTATCCTCTATTGTGCTCAACGTAGTATGGTATCCACAGCCATTCAGATGAGAACTGTGGGACTCAACGATATTCCAGACCTTCTCAACTTCTTCTGCCCTGCTGACTTAGACAGAGACCAACGAATTGACTTTGAAAATAACCCAATTAGATACTTAGAACGTAATGTACTAAATACAGGCCCTATACCAGAAATAGTTTTTATGGATGTCCTCTACACATATATCCCTCCAAGCAGCCCAGGAAAACTTATTAACCTTAACAATTACACAGAATTAGCTAGAGGTTGTAACGAACTATACCTATGTGCCCAAAAGTACCAATTCGCGGTAACACCTTTACATCACACAGCCAAACAGAAAACTGACAGTAAGCATGAAGAAGCCTCAGAGCGTATCCTTGGATCTCAGGCTATCGCAGCGGCTATAAACTCTTCCTGCATCTTAGACCATGCTATCCCGAACAATTCAGACTATCTACGTGTCTACCGTATGTGTCGATTTGACAAAACCCCAGCTGTTCAATACTTCAATGGTGACGACTTCAGTGAAGTATCGGAGATGGAGGCTACCACAGAAAAGTTTACTGACGCTACTCAGGTACAATTAGGACCAGCAGAATTAAAAATATTAGACCAAGTATCTGCAAATCCCATATTACTGTCAGAGATAGCTCAGTTATGTAAGGATAAGTTTGACATGGAGCCAAATAATACTTACAACATTCTAACCAGACTACAACAAAAAGGCCGCATAATCGTGGATGGCACTCGGAGATCTCGCACAGCTTGTAGAGTAAATTCTGAGGCTCCAAAAAGCCAAGAAAAGTAAAAGTTAAATTGGGGGGGTCGAGTGAATAGTGAAAAGGCTATTCACGACGACCCCCTATCAACTCCCTATTCACTTCCGCTAAGTTGTTGAGAATAAAGCTATTCACTCTATTCACGCGTAAAAACTCCCAATTTAAGTAAAAGCACTAAATTGTTGTCCTCAGATACGAGTGAATAGCGGCTATTCGTGAATATAAATTTCATCCAAATTTTCTTCTTATCTTATTGTAAATATTCAAGTTAGTCCTCATTTATGAAAAAAGTCGTCTTGTCAAATTTTGGGTCATTCTCTTCCAAAATGGAGATAATTTTCAGCTCAATAGTGTCCATCATTTCTCTCTTCTTGAAGCTGGTTTCCCTCCTCAAATCCATTTCTCTTCTTTCATCCGAAAATATCCTGGCTATCTTTACCCAATATGGTAATTTACTTCGTTTCATACCTTAGCTCCTTTCTTAACAGCCCCACCATTAGGGCCACATTCTCCCTTAACATAATCCATCCATCTCCCCTCCATAAAAGCAGAATTCTGAGTCCTACAGAACCTAGCCAGGACCTGGACCTGATCCATGGTAAAGCTCCCATCTCTCTTGATACAGTCTGCAAGTTCAATAAAGTCCTTCTTAGTCATACTCATCTCCCTACCTCCATTAACCAAATCCTCCTATCAGCCTCTCTACGCTCAGGACAATCTCCTACCATACACCATATGACCTGACCATAGAACTCAGGTGTCATTAGGTCAGGCTTTCTTCCAAAGTGGTCCAAGACCAAAGCATCAACAATACTCTCACTATAGTCAGCATTTTCATCATAGAACATCATCTCTACCTCCAAATACGGTTCACCCTTTTATTTGCTCTGTACTGCCCCACACGGGGTTTTTATAAAAAAGTCACCTACCATGGGCACTTCTAACCAAAAACTCAACCTCACCAAGCCTAGTCCACAAATCAGGCCAATTTACGGTTCATCTTTAACTAATACCACCCCAAGGTACGGTTCACTCAATACAAAGTACGGTTCATCACTTATTCCTCCCTTTTGGCTGCTGAAAACAAAAAAAAGTCATTAGAGACAAAAAAAGGGTATAGCATCTCTGCTATACCCTTACCTTAATCTAAGCCTTAGCCTCTCCCTTATCCTTCTCAGCCTGTTCCTTTAGTATATCTAAGACATGTTCATATTCCATACAGGACATAACTACACTCTGACTTAAGGCCATAACAGCTTCCCTAGTCATAGGTATCTCTCCCCTAGATACAGCCGAGACAACACAAGCCTTAGCCATCTTTACCAGGATCTCATCCTTATCCTTACAGGTCATGACCATGGCATAGGCTGCTATCTTTAGGGCCTTCTGAACACCTTCACCTCTGATGTCTATAGGTTCATTCTCCCCCTTAGACTCTGTATGTATAGCAGTAATAGCCATCTCTGCCATACTCTTTAGGTCTTTCTCACTTAACATCCTTTCCCTCCACTCTGTCAATCGTTTTGATACTCACTCCTCAACACAAACATAAATGGCCCGAAGTGAAATATGAACCATTTAGTTCCTAAGCTAGTCTTGGCATAGGTAAGGCCAAAGAGTAGCTGAGTCCATTTATATGTTGCATGAAAGTGCATCCCTTCCTACCTCCATATCATGTTGGTCAGTAATTGGTCTAAGCATTAGCTTACCTATTACATCTACTATAGATATAGGCTTATACCCTAGTCTATCTACACCTACATCCATGCTTCTGTTGAAGTCAGGAATATTCCCATGACTGTGCCCATATAGATGCATGGAACCATGAATACTATTCCTCCATACTCTATGAGCGTAATGAGATAGGAATAATCTGTAACCTTCATATCTCAGGTATAGAACATCCTGAACGGTGCTAAAGGAAGAGTTCTTAATCCCATTTAGCCTTTTGTAATCATGGTTCCCTAGAATCAGGTGATGTCTTCTGCCATTCAACCTAGCCACCCATAAGGCAGGATCATTGAAGGCAAAATCACCTAAGTGATATACCTCATCTTTATCTGTAACTATTGAGTTAAATATACTTACTAACCCTTCATTCATATCTTCAACATCTTTGAAGGGCCTGTCACAGAACTTTATGATCCCTGTGTGGCCATAGTGCTGATCTGCTGTGAAGTAGATCATTTTCTCTCCTCCATTAGTCCATCATCTTGTCTATAATGCAACCAAGTCCAAATATGGCCAGGATGATTATTACCAAAGCCCCAACCACCGCAAGAAATGTCTCCATCTCTACCCCCTTGCCCTTACCAGTTCAATGATCATCTCCACTGCTTCAGAAGTATCAGTCTCTCCTATAAGCCACTCATCAGTGACCTCACTGATCCTATCCATAATCTCTTCATCATCCATCCCTTTGTCCTCCATAACTACAAAAAGGGGCTGCCTTCAGCAGGCAACCCCCATTCCATCAATAAGTTAAATCCCTCTCAGAGTGTAAGTCTCCTTCCCATCCTCATTGTACTTACTGACAATAGCAGACCGATGACGTTTCAGATGGTAGTTTACTGAGCCTTTGTTGATCCCAGCAACACCCATGATGTCCTCCACGGTGCACAGTCCAGTGCTCAGGTAATCCCGGATGACCTTCCAGGTTTCACCCTTACACCGCTTAGGCACTCTCCTCCAGCCCTTGCCATGCTTAACCTTCATGGTCAGTGTAGCAGCTATATCAGGCTTCGGAGGATCTTCCAGGCAGGTCATTATTTTGCCAAGGTTTACCGATAAATCTGTCAATCTCTGAGCTTCCTTGGTTACCTTGTCCAGCATTCCTTCCAACTGCTTCTTCAGCTCATTCTCCACGATACTCATTAGTGAATAGTCTCCTTTTCCTCTTCATGTTTACATTCCCCACACTCACAGCACTCTTCAAAGTCATCCTCAGCTCCATCACTCCTGAACTTAGGACTAACTGTGATGACTCCATCACCCTGCAGGACTCCTAACAGGATAGTAAATGCACCCTTAATGAGCATATGAAGTTCTGTCATATCATCAGGATTAAGAGTGACTCTTGTAGCCATGGACTCTGTTATAGCCCTTGACATTACCAAGTTGCACTCTATTGGTCCTTCAGTATTCTGCAGAATCTCAGCCATCAACTCACAGAATGCATCTGTAGGCCTTCCCTTCTCATCCTCATAACCCCCATCCTTAAGTTCCTGTAAGGCGGTTATGACCTTCTTAACTACTTCATCCTGTTTACTATCCATGACTACCTCCATGAAATAGACCTTTGAAAAACTCTACTGCTATATCCAATAACAGTACTACTGCAGAACAGATCACCAGGACTGTTATCAGGATAGATTCAATCAGACGCCAGACTAAGGGTTCACCTTCACTCATGGGGCACGCTTACGGACTTCTTAGCGTGTTCCACAATGGCGCTGTTTACAGCATTGGCGAAGTCCATCATCCCTGATAGACCTCGCTCTCCGTCAAAGTGGAGTATTACCTCGGCAACTCCATCGGCTGTGCTGATTCTGATCCAGCCACCATTTACGGCTGCTGAAGCATCACCTGACTTAGCAGATACTACATACTTCCCTTCACCATGAAGGTTTGTACTGCTACTACTCATGCTTCCTCCTTATAACTTATTAATATACTTATACTTATATAGGTATAAATATAAGCTTATTCAGGCTCATCACTCTCATTCTTGAAGTAGACTTTATCTTCTTCAATTACCTCTCCCGTGACCCTCCTTTCTCTTTCCTGCTTAGCCTTTATCTCTGCTGCTCTCTTCTTTACCCGCTCTATCCAAGGTTCACTTAGTATCAGCAGTTTAGCTTCTGCCTCTGTAGGGGTTGGATCTTTTGGCTCTTCTGGAGGGCAGTGACAGTGTTCTTTGCAGTAACCACAGGCCTTGCACCACATGTGTGAATCCTCTGGGTAGAGATCAACACCTTCATCACATTCAACGCATCTGATGCAGTTGTCACACTCTTTAGCTTCCTTACAGAAGTCACAGCCTCCAGTACACACAACACTTATAGGGGGTGGAGTCTTAACTTCAGCACTCAAACCTCACCAAACCTTTCTGGGGGGCCTCACCTTCTTGCCAGGCTAGCCCCCCTGAATGAATGGAGGAACATTTCTTAATTATTACTCTTTGGAGGGGCTAAATCTTAACCCCAGGCATGGTAGGCTTGGCAGATTCAAGATCCTCAATGGAAGCCTTCTTCACTTCCACCAATCTGTCACTGATAACCCCTTCACTCAGCTTGGCCATCCTGTTGATCGGCTCCTTCACTACCGCATGAACGTTCCCCTTAGGGTCAGCCTTCACAAGGTAAGTGATCTTCTGCCATACAGTTACAGCCAACAGTTCCCTGTTATCCTTCTTCTCTTCAATAGCCATCTCTACTTCACCTCCAGGTCACAGTGATTAGCCAGAGCTTCCATCAACTTGGCTATCCTCTCAATCTTCCCTTCCTTAACCACCTTCTCCTTCTTTTCCATCTTCTTCTCTGCCACGACCTGCAGAGCAACATTCATGAGCATATCACCGTCAATCACATCCGCCCTCTCTGCAATGCGGTAGTACCGTGCTCTCCTTGCAACTTCAGCAATATTGGCCGGAAGAGTTTCAGCCTTGGCCAGCAGCTCCCCAATGGCTTCATACTCACCCTTCTCAACCTTGAAGTCGGCAGTGCTGTACCGCTCCAACAGCAACGCTGCTGCAGGAGCATCAGGCACCGGCAGTGTAATAATCATGTCACTCCTTCCAGCTCTCTGAAATGTCTCAATCAGCTGATCTTTATGATTAGTAGTCAGCAGGAACTGAATATCCAGCTTCTTGCTATCCACACCATCAATGGCATTCAACAGGTTATTAGCAGTATCGTCCCTCTCACTCATCCTTCTGTCGATATCCTCTGCACTGATCAGCGTCGGACCAAAGTTATACCGATCTGCCATGCTGATGGCATCCTCAAGGAAGTTGATGTCCTTCAATAGGATAAAAGTCCTTCCATGCTTCTGACACAGCCCTGCAGCAATGCTCATAGTCAGAGTCTTGCCAGTTCCTGGCTGTCCATCCAGCACAGTCGTTCTCTTGGTTGGCAACCCATCGGCAACAATCGCCTCTGAGTCCTCAATCATGCTGAAGACTGCCATATTCACAGCCCTATATTGAGCTTCAGGAAGTATCAGATCTTCCTTGGTCAATCCATTGGCCTTGAAGAACTTTGGAGGTTCCAACAGGATTGTCATCTCTCCAGAATCAGGATTCCGTACAGGCTCCACAATCAGAGCCTTACCCTTGTATATAGACTCAGCTTGCACAATATCCCTGGTGACATTCATCAGCTGCTTCACCAGAGGCAAGCTTTTCTTCTTGATCTCACCCTGCACCACAAATGCTGGCATCCCTTCGTGCATTCCAGCACCACACTGAAGCTCTCCCTCAACACCTGGCAGAGCCAAGCCACCCCATGGGACACTGATATATTCCCCATAGCTGACCTCTACTGACACCTCAACAGGTGGTACCTTCATAGGCCCCAGAAAGGTCTGCTTAATAGCATTCCGTGTCTCAATCCACCCAAACACAGCTCTGGCAGCCTTGGCCAGAGCAAATGCACCATCCAGAGGCCATGCCTTCACCACTTCATTAACAGCAATAACAGTCTCTTCTTCCCTAAGCATCCTCTCACACCAGAGAGCTACCTCCTGGTATGAGAGTCCTTTCAGTCTCTCTGCCATATTGATAGCCACGTTAGTCTTATCCTCACCTACTATGATTACAGCCTTCCTACCTTCAGTCATACTATTTATTCCTCCAATTACTATTACTACTATATGTATAGTAATAATAGTAATAGTAACTACTACTTACACCATGTAAGGAGCAGCGTAACTATCTACCTTTATTAGAGATAGATAGTTATGTTGATCCTCAGTCCTTCCTGTCAATCCAAGCCATTACAGCAATAAAAGCAAAGAAGACTACAATAGTCAGGAAACCATAAATTCCCATATTCCTCCTCTACCTCTTCATTCTTTTCTCAAGATATATTGCTATTCCTCCAATGGTGACGAGGCACAGCACCAAAAAAGCAATCAGTATGCTCATCCTCCCTCCTTTCAATCCTGCATTGTATGGATAATCATCAATGCCAGTGCCACAAAGATTACCAGCACTGCAAATACTGGAATCAGCATCAGCATAGCCAGTGCAAACTCAATCATAGCTCCTCCATACTGGCCAACCCACCATCCATTCCAGCCTTCTTCCGCTCACTGTCGATGATGTTGCTGGCCAAGTTCATATATGAAGAAGCATGAGCACTCACTACAGGTGTAGGAGCATCCTCATCATAAGCCTCCATTGCTACAACCAAATGCATCAAGGCATTAGCCACCTTCACAGCAGCCACAACACACTCCCTACCCTTACCCTCAGGGCAGACAATCTGTACATCACCTAGCAGCCCTTGCAGAATCCGATCTGCCAGCTCATCACTAAGCTCTCCCTTTATTACTTCACCAGTGACAGTGCTCTTATAAAACATCTGCCCAGGCTTCAGATCCTTTGCTGCTTCTGCAACCCCAGGGTTGCCAGCTCCAACACCTTCAAAGTCTTCCACACTCGGCATTCTCTCCTCCTTTGCAGCCTCAACCTTAAGTCTCGGCTGTGGTTTATCCATCCCCTCAATAGCCTTCATTAAATCCCTCTGACTTAACTTCACCGTAGCTACCATTCGTTGTTCCTCCTTCTTCACATTGGGCCAAATTAGCCTCCACAAACAGCAAAAGGCCCCACCCACATTGACTGTGGATGAGGCCTCTTTACTACTTTACTACCTTACAACCACCACCAGAGAGCTAAAAGCCTCCCTTAATGGCAGGCACCAGGGTAATGACATCGTTATTCACGATGCTTCCACAAGGCGTCCGACCATTGACTCTCACCTGAAAGCCACTGGCATTCACACCAGCTGCATCCAGCACCTGTTCAAGCGAGCTGCCACTCGGCACCATAACCTCTTTCACTGCCGCGCCCAGCTGGGCCACCTTCACGAAGATGTCACTACCACCTTTGATAGCCGGAACCAACGTAATGACATCCCCCGCTCTCAGGGTTGCCGTGGCTTCTCTTCCATTGACCCGGATCTGGAAACCAGAGGCACTGACACCAGCCGCAGTCAAGGCCTGGGCAACAGGGGAGTTATCTTCGATGGCAACTTCTTTAACGGCGGAACCAAGCTGGGCAACTTTAACGATAATCATAAATATTCATTCTCCATTAACTTATTGATTGTTATTGATTTACTAGATTTACTACAAAAACCTTATAACCACACAGCCATAAGGGTTACTCTTTACTACGAACCTTCATTACATCAGACTGCTTAGACCTTAATAGCTAAGTCCAAGAGCCTCAATACGCCTCAGGATAGGCAGAGCATTATACAGCACTTCCAGCTCTTTACCATCCAACTCAACATGACCACCTGCATGTTCAGTCAGCAGGTTCTCCAGAGAGTCAGCAGCAATCCCTGCTTCCTCTATAGCATCCATACTTCACCTCCAGATAACTATTCATTAGTAATCAACGTCAACGTCACAAGGTCAAATATGATCTCCTTAACTACCACCTCCTTTTTGGAGAACTTTTTGACCTGATTGGCTACCAGCGATGCGATAGCAAACCCTGTGTAGATAATAGCCTTTGCAGTACAAGGCTCCTCACTGGCCTCCTCATCACTATAAAGGGTGCTCTCATACCATTCCACCTGCTCCTTATCATTAGGATTGATAGAATGAATCCTAAGCACCTGAGCACCCATTCGGGCATCAATGTACAACTTAACCCTCATGTTGCCCTTAATCTTCTCCCAAATCTCCTTTCTGCTTCTCATAGAGTCAACACCACTGATTATTACCTCACTACTGGGTATGGAGTGTTCTCCAAACTTTGCAGCATACACCATAGGTTCCACACCTGCAAAGGCATTGCATACCCATTGGGCAGCACTTACCTTGTCATTCCCAATGCTGTCAATGGGATACAACTGACTAGGTAAGTTATGATCCTCCACCTTATCATCATCAAAGATGGTGATATGCTCACATCCCATCTTAGCCAGAGCCAATACAGTGAAACTCCCTATACCCCCCACTCCAATCATAGTCACCCAAGGCAGTTCATCAGGAGTTACAATGTCAGTCTGTCTCCAAAAATCTAACTTAGTCCCACCCTGTTCCGCCATGAATATCCCTCCTCCTCTTCTTCTTCCTGTGCTGCTTCTTTAGCTTTCCTTTCCTCAGGTGTGTACCAAATCCATCGTGTGTTGCCATCGGTACCTTTCTCCCAATAGCCCTCAGATGACCGTGCCGTCCTATCTTTCGGGATCGTCTGGAAGTTATCCGGCTGGCGTACTCCGTTGACATAAACTCCCCCTCCCATATACGTTCCTCCTCCAGGCTGAAACCCGATTGAGGATTGAAACCTGTTTGTAACCTTCGCCTGCACCTCTTCTTCTATCAACTTCTTCAGTGCAGGACTCAGCTCAGGATAGGCAACCTGAAGCTCAATAGCATCCACTACAAGGTAGACAGGATCATAAACATCCAATCTCCCCTTATATGCTCCCTTCTTATTAACCACCAATGAGAGCATCCAGCCGTTGCCAAACTTTCCAGCTGTCTCAGTGTCAGTCCCACTCCAGAACACATTCATATCAGCATGAGAATGCCACCAGAGCTTGATCTGCTCTGGATGCTCATCCTTAGTTATCCTCTCCATCAGAAACTCAGCCACAGCATCAGGCTTGAGATCGGTGGTAGCACCAGTAGAGTCCTGTTCCAACAGAAATATCTCTGTTACATACAGTGCACCCTTGTCCACTATCACTCTCCCAAGTCCTGAGATTTCACCATGAGCAAGCTGGGTATACAAATCCAAGCGTTGCTTCACCTCATAAGACATGTGTACTTTCATTATTCCTCCATTATTACTTGGTTATTGGTTACTACTTAGAAGGATTCGTCATCACCATTGTCATCATCATCACAGGTGCAGCAGTCTTCACACCTGCCACAATCAGGACAGAACTCATAGTCCTCATCAAGTTCATCCCCACAGTGAGGACATGTCACAACTGCAGGAACAGAAGATGCAGCCTCAGGAGTTACAATAGCTGTTGCAGCCCCTTCCTCCACCTTCACTTTTGGCCAGTGCAGCGGGTTAATATACCAGTCTGAAGTATTAGCAGTTTGCAGATACTCAATCAGCAATGGTATCAAGGCTGCAAACTCCAGCTCTGACAGCAGCTTATAGACACCCTTACTGATATTTCCCAAACAAGGTGTCCCATCGCCACCCAGATGCGGATGAGTACAACCATTTACCAAAGGCAACCCATCAACAGACTGAATCTTAATAGAACCACCCTTGGTATCGACGATGATCCTGTATGCATGACCTTGGAACCACATCTCCCTATACTTAAAGTTCATGTGATCCGTCTTGATCATCAGTATCCCGCTGCTAAAGGTTACTGTTACAACATGATCCAGCTTTACAAGCCTCTCATATTCATCAGCAGCCTTCTGCCTTCCTGCAGTCTCATCACCATCATTGAGCTGAGCCAGCAACACCTTCTGCTTTGTCAGCTCTGCAGTATAAGCCTCAATGCTGGAGATATTCTGAGCTATGCCACGCTCCAAACTGATGATATCCTTCTTGGCCTTTTCTACAGTCACAGAGCTGACTGACTTATACAACTGATACATCGACTCCTTCTGTCTCTCAACATCAGGAACGCCACCATTAGCCTGTAACTCCTTATATCTGCTGAGGATACAGCCCATTATGGTAGCTGCACTATTGGTAGAATGTGGCAGGTCAAACAGAACAAACAACGTCCTGCCTAACACTTCTGCCACAGCCTCCCCTTGATCATCATAGATAGTGTAATCAGCACAACCGCTCTCACGACAACTTGCATTCTGTCCACCAGCCAAAGTATAACCAAATGCTTTCTCTCTGGTGTAGCCATAATGCTCACCTCTGCTGGCATTGGCCCAGAATACAATCCTCAGTTTACCTTCAGGAGGCTGAGTTTCATCCCACCCTGAGTTATGGAAGTTCTTCAACCTGATGGCAATCTTATTTTCCTCTGCAAACTGCTTAAGCACTGGTCTCATTACATCCAATGCCTCAAGGCTGCCTAATGATTCTGCCCTTACATTATACATATCTTCAATACTCCCTCCTTCCACTACTGGTGCTTCCTGTGTTGGTGAAGCTGGCCGTTTTGCTCTCTCTGCAGCCCTTGCAAGTCTTCTAGCTTCCTGTTCTGCCAAAGCTCTTGCATTCTCATGACTGATAGCCATCTTCATATTGTCATCTATGGTATCGACAATCATGTCAAAGCTACCAAACTGCTCAATAACACGCCCAAGCTCACTGGCAGGAATGGCTATTCCTGTAATGCCCCCATAATCAACAATGGTTGCAGGCACTACTGGAATCCCTGCTTCCACCATGGCTGAATATTGATGATCCCTACCATATAACAGTATCCATCCTCCCCAGCCTTCCATACTCTGCATGGTTGGCTGTAGGGTTGGTGCCTCTGTTGGCACTGGATCACTTGCAAGAGATGTTGCCGTATCCATACTTATTGAATCTCCTGTACCATATGCAGAATCTACAGTAACTGTAGGTTCAGGTCTCAAGTTAGTGGCAGGAGTATGTCTGGGATACTCACTCTCACTCCTCCTCATACCACTATCCATAAACACTGTCCCTGGATTGCCTGTGCCATAGGAAAACCGATCAGAATATGTAGGACATGTCTCCAATCCTGATTGATGCCAGCCAAAGCGCAGGCCACAATTCCTACAAACTCTGTCCATTATTTCCCCTCCATCCCTGACATAACTACGTGCTTGTATGGGAGTTAGTGCTTCTGGGATGAACACTCCACTACCTATGAAGTGGCCACCTCCCATACTAAGTCTCTCATCAGGAGGAATACAGGAACCACTAAAATGCGCTCCCCTTCTCCTGCCACATGCAGCGCATTGTTCGTCAAATGCATCTCCATGACTTCTTCTATTAGTACTCAAGTTTCCTCCTTTCTACTTAGGAATCTTAATCCTGAACCGCTTCAAAGCAGCTTTCCAGTCAGCTTCCCTAAGTAGCATCTTGTGAGCTACTACACTAATGCACGGCTTTCTTCCTGCAGTTGTAACAATCTGCAGGCCTCTGTACATGATTTCATTCGCTTCAACTTGGACAACGACTGACCCTGTGGCATTCCATCCCTTCCACTTCATCACATCTTCCCTCTTAACGAAGCAATGGAAGCCAGTCTTATATGACTTAGATCCAGTCCCTGTCCTATAGTTGTATGGTGTAGACTCCTTCTTGGTCTCAGCTGTCAGTACCTTATTCATAGGTACTAAATATCTGCTGTCGAGACTCATGCAGGGAAATGCAGGATTCCCTTCATGGTTAACATTAAACACCTTATAAACCACTATCTTCTTCTTCAATCGTGGCTTATACTCTTTAGTGATCTTACTAAGACACATGCTGTCCTCCCTTCTACTTTTGGGGCTTAACCTTAAAGCGTTTCAAGGCAGCCTACCAATCAGCTTCCTTGAGCAACATCTTGTGAGCTATCACAGCTGGGCACAGTTTCTTCCCTCCAACTGTCCCAATTTGCAGTCCCCGGTACATAATCTCATTCACCTCAACCTGCACCGCAACACTGCTGCCTGCATAGAGATTAAGTCTTTTCCACACCATTGCATCCTTCTCATTGATGAAGCAATGAAAGCCGGATTTGTACTTCTTCCCACCAGGCATACGGATGCTTACTGCCTTTGCTGTTAATACCTTCCCTACTGGCACCCTGGTAGTACCGTTACCAAGTGCACAATAAGGAAACAGTGGCAACCCTTCACTGCTTACATTAAAACCCTTCCACACCTTCATCCTTCTCTTCAGGTATGGTTTATATTCCTTTGTAACCTTATTTAAGCACATATCAATAAATCCTCCCTCCTTGGTATAGTTAATCCAAGGTTCCACCCAACACCTCTTATTGCTAAGAGATGCAGGGTGAAATCCAAGATTACCCTTCTTCCTTTGTTGAAGCCTTCTCCCTCAACAGCCCTCTGATAATGTCCTCATCAAAGCCAGGATCACCATACATCTCCTTCACCAGGTTCATAGCCTCTTCCCTCTGAGGATCATCCCACAGCTCCCTGGCCTTCTCCTCACTCACCCCCTCCTCAAGGGCAACTTTAAGGAACTCCTCATACGTGCATATCCACTTGCACTGCTTTCCCACTGTTCCTCCTTTCCTCGTTATGCCTCAAATCCTCAGCCAAACTCTCAAGTGTTGCTATCTGTGTAGCCACACTTAACCCAGATGCCAGCAAAGACTCAAACAACCTCACATAAAGTCTCTCATTCATAGCCAGCCTCCCTAAGTACTTCCAAAGCTGCCCTATAATCAGTAATAGCCTCTTCAATCTGATCTGTTGTTGATTGGAGAGCAGTTACACGATTCTGTGCCCTGCATATCTCCTCCATTTCAATATCTATGGAGCCAGTAAGACCAATGAGTTTCTTTTCCAGGCTCTCAGTGGTCATGATCAGGAGTTCAACTGCCTTGTGTTTCATTGTTCATGGCCTCCAGCATTTCGATGGTATTTACATACCCACCAATCTCCTGCTCAAATCTTGTAATAGCAGTACAGTACCGCTCTATCTGAGCCTGAGAATGACTGATTCTCTCTTCCTCAACACGCATGAAGCCTTTATGCTCATCAATCTGATGCTTAAGCTTTGTAATCTGTAGCCTTAAGAGTTCAATAGCAGTCATAACTTCACCCCCTTAAAATGCCTCAGGTGGATAAGACAATAACCTAGCCTCTTCTCCACATGCTTCAACAACTTCTGACCAGTCATTGTACTTAGTCTCAACTGGCCCAGCAGGTACAGAGGCAAGACACTTAAAGAACAGTTCCTGCCTTAGCTTCTGATCAGGCTTTGGTGTAGCTGCAGGTTTGCCACAACCTGTAAGTACAACCAGTCCCAATAAACTCAATGCTATCAATGCTTTCACAGTTTCCCTCCCTTTTAGCTCTTATCCTTTGCTGTGTTTTCAAGTATTAAGCAGGTTCCAAAGTAGACGAAAAGGTACAACCACATTGGCCAGTGATAGAACTCTGATAATGGCAAACAGATAAGAAGCACCCCGAAAAATCTCCCCCAAGCGCGTCCTGTCACAGTTTCACCCCCGCCCTAGCCAACCATGCCTTATTAGCATTCAGGCTGTCAGGAGGAGCGACAGCTATCTCCCTTATCATGTTAATAACTCCCAGGCTATAGTCCCTTTCCTGTATAGCCTGCACAGTCACTTCAGAGATGGCCTTCAGCCTCTCTGTATTGGTCCAGTTCTTAGGCATTACCTAATCCTCCAATCCTGATATCCACCTACCCATTTAGCCATCAGCATACTGAATACAAACCATCCAAGCATAAACAGTACTATTGACATAAGCTCCTCCTATACCTGCCTATACTCAACAAACTTAAAGTAACTGGGGCCAATTCCAAAAGCACTGCCTTGTTTACAGTCTGCAAATGATCCATGTTCGTAGTAGAACAGATCACCCTTCTTAAGCCCATGCCTCTTACACCACTCAGGCACCCTTACCAATTTAAAGTATGGAAGGTAGAATGGTGTATTGTTGATTACTTCATTAAACTTGATCCTATTCATAATTCCTCCTATCCTATTGTTATTGTTATACTTATACTAATATATTATAGCTATATACATAATAGGATAAGGGTGGCATCCAGCTAGGTTGTGACTACCTCAACATGTTGCCATATCAAGGTGAAACCTCACCCATGCGTTGCTGGCCTTTGATTTCAGCTGCGACAGCTGTAGGGGCCACTCTTTTTACATCTACTGCTTAGTTACTACCTTCTTCCATTCAATACATCCTCACCAATCTTATCCCATCCGTAAGGAGCCAACAGCAACTCCAACTCTTGGCTATCCATCTCAGGCTCAGGCATTGCAACAGCCAGCTTCTCTGTTGCCTCCTTATATGCAGCCTCAAATCCTTTACATTCAGCACAATCACACATTTCATAACCTCTTCACAGATAAGGATTTACGGTTCGTCTACTTATTATCGTAGCGTGCCCTCATTATAGCCACTGCCTCCATGTGCTCCTTAGGTGGCAGGCTCTTGCATCTCCCGCATAGATGCTCCCTGCCATGGAGGTCTGCCAATGTATAAGCTTCAACCTCCCTTCTACATACCAGACAATTGAATACTATTGTGTTCTGCTTCATGTTATCCTCCATTGTTATAGTTAGTTATAAGAGCAGGACAGGCTATCCATATAGGATAACCTGCCCTTGATGTTGTAGCCTTTTAGCTACTACTCCATGGCTGTTCCTCCCCTATATTGGTTACATTGTATCAAGCAATTTCAGTATCCTAATCTTAGATGATTTACATCGTGTACAAACAAAAAAAGGGGGCCACAGCCTTTCAGCCATGACCCCTATTTGCTACTTTACTTCTTTGTTACTTTCATACTTGTAAGTAGCTTCCATCCTGTCTGCCAGATCCTTTACTGCTGCTATGAACTCAGGATATGTTAGCTTGGTGCTCGCTATAACTAACATGCCTCTGATTTTACCCTGTAAGGATACCTGCCTTTCATTCATCTCTGACATTCTGCATGTCTCCTTTTATGATGGTGCATACTACCTAATTCATGATTCAATTCCACTTCACCAAACATTCACCTTTTCCTATAATTGCCTCATCTAAAGAACTTACAGACACAAAAAAAGGGGAGGGCATTTTCATGCCCTCCCCAAGTGCTTATTTTGCTTATATTTAGCCTAAATCTCTGCCAAAATGCTATCCAGAAGGCCTTCATCCACGCCTGTCTGCTCATCCAACCTGTAATAGGTAGTCCAGCCTCTCCCATTACCTTGCCCATCCTTCGTACCACGGTTATTGACCATGGTAATCAACCCGTTAGCAGCTGCAATATCACCACAAGCAACCATAGCGCAATGACAACAGTCATTGCAGGGTGCTTCGGGAGTGCAAACCCCCTTAGGCTTCAGGTTACCCCATGTTTTGGGTATATCAGGATTGGCTGCAATTTCCTTCTGGATCATCTTGTAGACATACTGAGAGAATTGCCCTCTGTCACGCCTGAGACCTACATACTGCTCTGTCCTGCTTCTATCAACAGGCTTTACTCCCGGAGCAGATATGATCTTGAACCCTCTGGGCAACTTATTGACAAGGCCTACAAATGCCTTGATCATACGTTCCGTTGGTTCCAAAGTGACCGGGGGATAAACTGGTACAGTGCGTTTTGCTGCTATTGCTGCTGCTCTTGTCAATGCCATGGTAGTATCTCCATTCATGCCTAGGACGAAGCCTAGAATTACCATTACCATTACCCTAACCATTAGGGCATAGCAGTGGTCAGATAGTATAGTCGCAATTTGCGCGCCTTTGGGAGCCAGAGCACATAACCCCAATGCTGTCAATGTTTAGCAGGATGCTGAAACCCATTATGATAAAGCATTTCCGTCCCAACTGACAAGCCCTTGACGCTATTTGTCATACTTTTGACAGTGGGATAACGGCTTTAGACTTTAGAGTTTAGAGTGACTATGATAATGGCTTTCAGTATCAGCGTCAATAAACCGTACTATGAAGGTGAAATTCCATTTCAATTTTCCTGCGGGCCTCCCACCCCCCTGCGCTAGCGTGCGCTTGACTTCTCCCAGCTATAAAAATTTCAAAAAAAAATGGCCAAGGGGATAGTAGAAGTGAAGAAAAGGTGAATACTTGGATTCATCTGACTTTGGCAGGAAGAGGCCGCTGCGAAGCAGTCGGCGGTGAAGAAAAGGTGTAACTGGTTGTAGATAATGAAAAAGGTTGACTTTGCTGCTGGTGGAAGTGTAAACCATAAGAATAATCATCCTGGAGGAGCAATAATAATGGTAGCACGCCTAAAGAAGTCAGAAGCACCAACACCTATTACAGAGGATCTGCTAGGAGAGAAGGACCCGATGGATAATCCACTGGAAAGGGAGTTGGCATCAGTAGCCCGGATTGCACATAAGCAGCCTGGGCACCCTGAGATCAACATGCTCACAGCCAAGGAAGAGGCTGCCAGAAGGAAAAGGAGTTCCAGAGCCAAGAAATATGATGGAAGGGCCAGATCCAAGAATAACCAGACAAAACTCCCCAGAGTCAGAGAGGCGCTTGAGAGTTTCTACCAGGAAGTGCAGTTGCCTGATCTTAAACAGGCTTTAGAAATAAGCAACGATCCCAGATACAACATGCTCCTTGCTGCACTCAACAATCCCCGCTTTGCCAGCACCTCATTTGCTGAACTCTGCAGAAAATGCAAAATGAGCCTCCAGGATGTGGTAGAGGTGTGGAGGAATCATATTAAGACCAGAGGGATTGTGAAGATGATGAGTCACATGCCGGATATTATGGAGGATGTGGCTATAGACTCCAAATCCAGGGTAGTGAAATGTGATATGTGTCAAGGGAAGGGGCGGATTGCAGATAGAGTAGTGAATAAGATGAAGAATGCCACCTGCCCAGAGTGCCATGGGGATGGGGTTGTCAGGATAAATGGAGACAAGGATGCCCGGAACTTGGCATTTGAGACTGTAGGCCTCCGCAAGGCTGGAGGAGTCAGTCAGCAGGTGAATGTACAGGTAAATAGTGGTGGTGTACCCTCACTGGAAGATCAGATGGCCAGTGCAGACAAGATATTCGATATTGAGTATACATCAGAAGGAGCTTCAAATGGACCCAATGGTAGAGAGTCTAATGATAGAGAGAATGAAAAGAATGCAGAGCCAGCTGGATCAGATGGAGGAACTGCTGCACAGGTTGCTCAGCTCCCCCCAGCTTCCACTAGTGAGCCAGCAGCCAAGGATGACTATTCCTGGGCAGAACCCCCAGAAACCAGCGACCCTACCGACTATTCAAGCTAAGCCAGATGCTGAGGATGACAAGATAGAGTTCAGCTATACAGATCCTCAGGAGCAGCTTATTCAAGAGTTAAGAGAGAAAATGGGCCTGATGACTGATGCTGAACTTAAGGAAAGGAACTCCTAGAATGCCTACCAGAAAGTTACCGGAGCGTCAGTATGAATGGCATCATATAAAGACTGAACCTTGTACACATCCAGAACACTGTCCTCCAACTATGATGTACTGGGAGCCAGGAGAGTATGAGCACACCTGCCCGGCCTGTGGAAACATCATCAGGTTTACAGTCCCACCACGAGCTACCCTGAGCCTCTGCCATGTCTAAAATCCTAGACTTCTTAGTCCAATATCTCCCTCACTGGTTCATCCGCCACTATCCACTGAATAAGTGGTACCACGTAGAGTCAGACTGGGAAGATATGCTGAGGAATCATAAGGTAGGTAAGGATTGGATAGTGGAGTGTGATACCGGTCTTCTACACAGAGGCTCCAGAAAGGTTCAGTAATGTATCATGAAAAGGTAGTCCAATGGAGAATAGAGGCCTTGGAAAAGGCCCTCAACATCCGCATCAGACAACGCTCTGTAGCTGAAGTAGATGACTTCAGACTGAGGCTGGAGCAGCTCCTTGATGATAAGGGTAATCTGACCAGAAAGTTGATGCAGGAAGAGCTGGACTTCATACGTGATGAGAGATTCCTCTCCAAATGCAGCTTTAGATATTGGGCAGACCGCTACGCCACATTCCAGAAGGATGGTTCTGAAGGGGGAGGTGTGGGGCGGGTAAAGTTCTGGCACTCCCAGGAAGCAGCACTCCGCATCATCAGCCAAATAGACCTCAACAACTGGGAAGCAAAGATAAGGGGTGAAAGTGTAGATGGTATATGTGTAGTTATGCATAAAGCCAGACAGTTAGGAGCCACTGCACTCTCACGCACCTTAGGTGTACACAAGCATACTAATTACCAGCATATCCGTGGCATGGCAGCCTCCATTGACGATGACAAGATCATGGAACTCTACGATAGAGATAAGCTATGTATAGACAACCTTCCCTTCTACCTTAGACCCAATATAGGCTATGACGTCAAAGCTTCCCATCTATACTTCGATAAACTAGACTCTCGCATCCTATACCAGCAGTCCCGCCAGCAATCAGGCCTCGGTCAAGGCCGCCAGTTCGACTTTGCCCATCTTACAGAGTGTGCATTCTGGCCTTACCCAAACATGATAGAACTAGACTTCTTCCCTGCACTCCCTCTTGGCATCAACACTATGTGTATACTAGAAAGTACAGCCAACGGCATGGGTGGATGGTGGTATGACTTTACAGAAGATGTACGTAGAGGTCTACAGCGCAGATGGCACTACATCTTCGCCCCATGGTATATAGAACCCCGTAAGAATCGTGCACACCCTCCACTAGACTGGAACCCCTCCGACATGACTATGAAGCACGCCCGGAAGGTATACGAGACTTCCAGAGAGTATACAGGTAAGGATATACTCCTGGAAAGGGAACAACTATACTGGTATGAAACAGAAAGAGCAGCGGCTCTTCGTAGAGGTAAACTCAACCTATTCCTCACCAATTACTGTGCTACACCAGAAGAATCCTTTCAGCATACTGGAAATTCTCAGTTCAGCGTGGAAACTCTTGAAAGAATTAGACTTGGAACGATTCCACCTAATTATTATGAAGTAAATGTAAACTAGTTTTTGTGTGTTGAATATGTTAAGCTCCAATCTATAAAGGAGAAGTTATGAATCCTGAGAAGAGAGAAGCAAAATCACTGATACGATTCAAAGCAAAGTATAAAGTTACAAAATCTGGTTGTTGGGAATGGACAGCTTGTAAGATCCAAGGTTATGGATCATTCAGTTATAACTGTAAAAAAATTGGTGCGCACGTCTATGCATATACTCACTTTGTTGGCCCTATTCCAGAAGGACTAGAACTAGACCACTTATGTAGAAATCCTGGTTGTGTAAACCCAGCTCATTTAGAGCCGGTTACTCCCAAAGTAAATGTAATGAGGAGTGAAAACTGGGCAGCCTTGAATGCTAAGAAAACCTACTGTAAACGTGGTCATCCCTTAATCCCAGAGAATCTTCAGATAAAGAATGGTCACCGAATTTGCTTAGAATGCAGGAAGCTTTACAACAAGGATACCTACAAAAGACTATATAGTGCAGAAGCAAATGGTGGCAGGTGTTTGGTTACCATAAAGAGGGGACAATTAGATGGCACTACCTGAAACATACACAATTGGTTATAAAGGGAACTTACAGGCTACTTCACTGGCCCATGATGATCCTGATCCAAGAGGATTAGTGCTAATGTTAGAGCCACCTAATCCAAAGGAAACATATGTCCTTGGCATCGACCCCACAGTAGGCATCGTAGGTTGGCATCGCCAACTTCGCACCAGAGATGACCTCCGCACTGACAATGGAGCCATTGAAATCATCCGTGTAGGGCGCAACGATAAACCTGATGTACAGGTCTGTGAATACGCAGCCCCAATAGACCCTGAAGAACTAGCGGATATAGCTAATATCCTTGGCAGATTATATGCAGGCAACAGTGATGATGGCCAATGTCTCACAATTATCGAAGTCTACCCAGGTCCAGGCCTGATGACCCAGCGCAAGATGATTAATGCTCTAGGGTATACCAACATGTTTATATGGAAGTACCTGGACTCCATGGCCCTCCGACTCTCTACCTCCTTAGGGTGGCAATCATCCCCAAAATCAGTCCGAGACCTCTGGATTAGAGGCACCCGACATATCACCCTCGATAAGATTAGGATATTGTCACCTCACCTCGCAGAAGAACTAGCCCACTGTGAAGCGGATGAACTCCGCATGACAGCCAAGGCATCCTCAGGAAAGCATGATGATAGGGTTAGGGCCTTCCTCATGGCAATCTGGGCTGCTCATGACTGGTCTTACCAAATAGAAGAAGTCCGCCAGGAAGTAATAGAAGGAAAGCAACCTGACTGGCAACGCTCCGACATCAGTGCCGAAAAGATGTACGAACAATGGCAGGAAAGATTCTCACAACTCTTTGAGGATATATAGTATAAGGATGAAACTGCTTGACAACTTCAACAATCTGACGTAAACCAACACCTTGGAGGCAGCATGGCTTTACTTTCCATCAAACTCAACATCCCAGACGAAATCCTGCACAAATATGAAGCCTTGGAAGGCTCCTTAGAAAAGAACCTCTCCTCCAGGCTAGTGGCAGCAGCAGACTACACCTCTACCAAGCCTCTCTACATCAATGACAAACTCCGTCAACGCCTGGAACGGCTCTTTGGCCGAAACTTCAGCACCCCTGAAGATCTTGTCCATCAGATGGAAAAGTACATCACAGCACGCATCGGTGACGTAGATGTCCAGCTCTCCCCAACCCTCCTGACCCGCCTTAAGACCCGATGCTTTGGTAAACCCTTTGAACAGTTCCTTACTGACAGAGTAGTAGTTAGTTTGGAAGAATATGTAGGTATGAGGTAACCCTATGCCTAACTTCATAATGCGTTATCTCTGGGATTGGTCCTATAGATTATATAACTGGCTTGAAGACAGACGGCCAGCTGGAGGATTCTAAGATGCCCTGTCATGACGTTCAATGCTCCAAATGTGGCCTCATCATAGAAAACTACTACGCTTCGCCGTGGCCATCCTCCATAAGCCACGATGATGGGGGTGAGCTAGAAATCTTGTGGCGGGACTCCCACAGCCGTCCTGCCGCAGCTCACCCCTTAGATCGCACAGTAATCTGGAAGGACCCCATCACAGGAGAAATCTCCTATCCTCCCACCAACACTGCAGCCATGCCACTCAGGTATCGTCAAAGAGGCTTCCAGCGCATCGAATTCGAACATGCTCATGAAGTAGAACAGTTCGAACGTGAACAAGGCGTTATCAACGAGAAGTTGTGGTTCAATAGCGGCAACGGAGTCAACTAATGTCCAACCTTCCCCAGTCTCAGTACGAATCTGAAGTTCTTGGCTACATGAAGGAAGCCCTGGAAGAAGGAGAGGCATTCCTTCGTATGCAGAAGGGTTATAACCACATCACTGACACCATCAAAGCCATCAGTGGTGAAAATCAAACCCTTCAATCCTCCACCCTATCCCAAACTTCCGTAAATTACGTCGCCAAAGTAGCCACTGACCTCACAGCCATGTGCACTGACGTAAAACCCTTCTGGGAATACCGCTCCAAGAATGAAAAGTTCAAGCGTCACACAGAAATCCTTGGAGACCTCTCTGAGCACTGGTGGTTGACACGCCTTATTGACTTAAAATTCGCAGACGTAATCCGCTACTCCCTGATCGCTGGAACAGGCTACACCCATCACTTCTATAACACCAACACCAACGACCAGGACATCAGCGCCGAAGACCCTCGTGACATCATCCCCATCCGTCCACCCTCTGTCTCCTTCTCCCTCCAGGAGTGTGCCGGGGTCATCCAGCGTGTCCAACGCACCGTCAATTACGTCCGAGCCAAGTTCCCCCACAAAGCCTCCCAGATCTTCCCAGACCGGGATGGCTCCATCGTGGCCCAATCCCTCCAAAATAGTCGTGTAGGCCAGCTCTTCGACACCTATGGCTCTCCATTCAGAGAAAGGCTATTCAATGAAAAACCTGCAAAGGACCTTCCACGCATCCCCTCCGTGGACCTCTACACAGCCTACCTTACCGATGACTCCATCAACCGAGGCACCAACCCTGTCTTCATGGGAGATTGGAAGGATGGCAAACCCCTCAACAACTGGTCCTATAAAGTTGAACGAGGTGAACCCCTTTACCCTAGAAAACGGTGCATTGTATTCACTTCCAACGTCATCCTCTATGACGGTCCTTCCATATACTGGCACGGACTTTTCCCGTTTGCCAAACTTACGCTAGATCCCTGGCCTTGGTCCTGGCTAGGCAAAGGTGCCCTCTGGGATATCCTCCGACTCCAGCGTGCAATGGATGGAATCCTCCGTATCCTTGACGATCACCTTGAACAGGTAGCCAGACCTGCTATCCTGGCAGACAAAACCAACATCTCCCAGTCTGACCTTAACAAGATCGACACCAGAAAGGCTGGCCTTAAGGTTAGACAGAATATGGGGATGGGTAAAGGCTTGATCATTCAGCCAACCCCAACCCTTCCTAACGATGTAATGTCCATCCTTGAGTTCTACGAAAACAAAATCTATGAACTCCCTGGTGTCAGAGACATGTCCGCCCTTATGAAACTGAACCAAATGCCTGCCCCAGAGACCATCGAACGTATGCAGGAGTCCATGTCTCCCTCTGTCAGACTTCGCTCCCGCATTATCGAAGCCTTCATGCGTGAATTCGCCTCCATGGTAGCCTCTAACTTTGCTCAGTTTTACCCTCTCCCACTCCGTATCGCCATCCTCGGAGCAAAAGGAGCCACTCCAGACGACTTCGACCTCGACCCCGACACCTTCCTCCCAGCTTGGATGGATGATGACTACACCTCTGAAGGTATCGTCAAAATGGAGTCCCTAACTCGTGGCCCAATGCCTCAATACGACCGTTCCAAGCAGTTCTTCAACAATGTCTCCTATCACATTGCCCCATCCTCTCTGCTGAACGCCTCCGAAATCGAGACTCAACTCAAGTACCTCCAGCTTTCTCGTGCAGGCCTGGTGGATCACTGGACTCTCCTTGATAAGTTAAACATCCCCAACGTCGGAGAACCCCCAGATGGAGCCAAAACCATCACCGAACGCCTCATGGCAGAGCAGCAACTAGGCCTTGGAATGCAAGTCTCCGCAGCTGGCCGCAAATCCAGTGGCCAAGAACCTCCTCAACAGAAATCCTCTGGTGCCACCAGTGAGTCAGGATAAACTATGTACTATTCCAGCAGAGCAAAAGTAATCACCCACGGAGTTCCAGTACCCTTAACCACTGACCGTGTTATGGCCTCCTGGGTAGAAATCGTAGCAGACCCATCCAACACCAGCTGGGTCTATGTCGGTGGCCCCAACACCACTAGAGGTGGAGGACCCTTATCTAAAACTTACGAAGGAATCCCCATCAAACCAGGAGTCTGGCTCCTTATGCGTGAAATGGGAGGTTATGCATTTTACGACCTCCGTTATATAATGGTTGACTCAGAAACTGATGGTGATTCAGTAGATTTCGTCTATGGGAGGTCTTAAATGTTATATTCAGGTAGAGCAACAGTAGCAGCAGCCGGAACTAAAGTAGCCCTTGCATCCACCCGCACCATGGCATCCTGGGTCACCTGTGTAGGAGACATCTCCAATGCAGGCACCGTCTACGTCGGTGGAGATAATGTTCAGAACTCCAGTGGCGGGGCAATGACCTATATCGGCCACCCCTTGGTCAAACCAGCCGCCGGTGGCCAGCCAAACTTCATTAACATTCGTGAAGTTGGTGGTCCTCCCATCTATGACCTCTCTCTCATCTACGTAGATGCTGACACCAATGGCGACTCCATCACCTTCAACTATGGGCGACGATAATGGACCTGAAACATTTCACCCTAGCAGAATTTGACAGTCCAGACCTCAAAGGCAGTGGTGCCCTCTACATGAACTCTATCTTTCTAGAAATGCTGGAAGATGCTCGTGATCTCTGTGATTTCCCTTTCATCATCACCAGTGGCTACCGTACCCCTGCACAAAACACCAAGGTAGGAGGTAAGCCTCGTAGCGCCCATCGTAAAGGTCTGGCAGCTGACATCTCAGCTAAAACTGGCCCCATTAAGTACGCCATCATTGAAGCCGCCATCCTTGCCCACTTCAAACGCATCGGCATCGGCTCCAACTTCATCCATCTGGACAATGACCTATCATTGCCCAACCCTACAATCTGGACCTACTAGGTGTTCCTATGTTCAACCTACTCAAGGTACACTTTGACGAATTCATGCTGGCTCTCCTTCTACTGATCATGGTAGGAGTCTGGATCTGGCACCCTGATGCAAAGGAGTGGGTAGGGTCTCTCCTGGCCGCTCTCATCATGGCATTCCGTAATAGTGGTAAAACTAAACCATCCGAGGAGGATAAACAGTGAAAAAGTTACTTACCTTAACCATTATGCTCTTAGTCCTTACAGGCATCGCCTCTGCCCAGTCCAACCCTAAGTACTTGGCCGCTGGTGGTGGCTTCAGTGACAAAGGCTTCGCCTGGGGTGCTCTTGGAATTCCCCTAACCGAGGATGGCAAAGTCATCAGTTACTCTCTGTGGGACTTCACCCCTACTGACTCCATTGACAATGCCTCTTTCAAGGTAGGCAACAAAGCCATCAAACTTACCACCACTACAGGAGCAGCCTATAACATGCTCACCCTCTCTCCCAAACTTACTGTCTGGGGAATGGGCGCAGCTGGCCTCTCCACTACTGGAGACTTCAACAGTGCAGCCTTCAAATATGGTGGCTTCCTCAACTACAAAGCCTCTTCCAGCTTCGGCATCATGGTAGGCGTCGGCGGTCAGTGGGATTCCCTTAACAAAACCTCCCTTGATCTCCGCACCGGAGTCAACTTCTACATAGGTAAATAATCATGGACCTCGTTGACCTCACCAAAGAGATCGACAAACTCAACACTGAGACCATACCGCTTATCCAGCTAACCCTGGATAAGCTTATGGTTGATCTTCATGAGCTTGTGGATCGTCTCAATAACACCATGATAGTCACAAGTATCACCATTCCTCCAAGGAAGAATCCATGAAATCTTTCCTTCTCTGCCTCAGTATCCTATTTCTGGCCGCCTGTGCTTTTGCCAAGAATGTCCCCTTAGCTTGGGACCCTCCTGACATTAACCCAGAAATAGTCACAGGCTACAAAATCTACTATGGTCTCTCTCCACGTACCTATACAGTCAACGTAAACGCTGGCCTTGTACGTACCTACACAGTCATGAACCTCCCTGCAGGCACCTACTACTTCACAGCTACAGCCTATGATGCCAATGGCAACGAGTCTGATTACAGCAACGAAGTGTTCATCAAGTTCTCCGGTCCTCCCAAGAACCTAGTAATAACACTCCCATCAACACCTTAACTTAAGGAGGCACCTATGCCAGCCAAGTCGGTAGCTCAAAGACGATTATTTGCTGTAGCAGAACATAAACCAGAACAGTTAAGAGGCAAAAATAAGGAGTTGGCTAACCTATCTCGTAAAACGCTCCACGACTTCGCCTCCACCAAAGAGAAAGGTCTCTCCCTGAGGAAAAAGAAATGATAGAAATCGGTCAACCAATCGCCTTCGTTCAACACCCCGACGCCCCTAAGCACCTCCGTGACAAATTCAAATTCTTCCTCTGGTTAAGCAGGCTCTATGGTAAGTGGATTCGTTGATGCCTATGTAAGTGACTCTGGTGGTGGTGGCGGCGGAACAACTGACCACGCTGCCCTCTCTAACCTTGACTATGCCTCTGCTGGACACACAGGTTTCGAGCCTGCACTTACCACTGGAAACCTCACCGCAACCTCTCCTATCCTCCTTGACCAAACCCGCCAAGTCATAGGTGGAGCAGCAGTAGTCTCCTTCGACTCTGCCTACATGCCTAGAGAAAGACTCACTGCTGCACGAACATATTATGTTCGAAAAGATGGCAATGACTCCAACACAGGCCTGGTAGATAGTGCAGCAGGGGCATTTTTGACTATCCAGAAGGCAGTAAATGTCTACCAAGCCTTAGACTGTAATGGATATAATGTAACGATCCAAGTTGGTGCAGGTACATATACTGATGCAATAGTAATAACTACTAGGACTGGATCAGGCTCTTTGTATCTTACTGGAGATAAAGCCACTCCAGCAAATGTTGCCCTTACTGTGTCAACTTCAGATACAATTCAGGTGTCAGGGCATCCTACTGGATCTTCTGTTTATATAGAAGGATTTACGCTTAGAACGACACATACTGGCAGTGCCTGTATCCATGCAATGGCCTGCTCTGTAGTATTATTTGGTAATATAGTTTTTGGTGCATCTACCTATTATCATTTATTTTCAGAAACGAGCGCGGAACTCTCTTTTATAAATGCCTGCACCATTTCAGGATCAGCTACCATTTCTATTGTACTGGGATATGGTGGATTTGTCCGGTCAAGAGGAAGTGGTTCAATAACCGTAACTCTTACAGGGACTCCTGCATTTTCTGGATTTTTCTGTTATATAGGAACTACAAGTGTGTACCACTCTAATAATAATGAACCGGCTTACATAACTTTTTCTGGTAGTGCTACTGGAACACGCTATTTATGTGAATCTAATGGAGTCGCAAATCTAAATGCGGCAGGGCCTAATTATTTCCCTGGAAACGTAGCAGGTTCTACTTCTACAGGGGGTCAATATCTATAATGGAATACCTCGAACTTGTCATCCAAAACCTCATCGACAACATTAACGAAAAGTTTGCTGAACTAAAGCCCGGCAACCCCCCAGTCATAGACGATCTCCTCTACCGTGTAGCCGACGCCGCCGACGAAGCCTACCAAACAGAACGCACCTCCCGTGGCAGCATCCATGGTCAAGGTAACCCACATAAGAATCAAGGAAATGGAAATCCGCCATTTTTATGAAATTGATCTTGCAATTCAAAAACCTCAATATACAATGCCCAAAGGAGTCAACTAAATGTGGCGATCACTTGGTAAGGTTACAGTTACAGTCTCAGGGACACTCGTTAGAGCCTCTAACAACGAGCTGAACCCTAATGAGCGTGTACCCTGCCAATCCGTCCTCTTCGAGCAGTGGCCTGGAAACACAGGCCGCATCTACATCTGTGACCGCCCTACAGCAAACGTCGCCTCAGGTGTTGGCGTCCTGGCAATACTAGCTCCCCCAACCACAGCTGGTTACCCATCAGCTGGCGTTGGCATACCAACAGCTCCCACACCCATCAGTGCCACCGACTTCTGGATTGACGCTGAGGTATCAGGTGAAGGAGTTCTAGTCAGCATCGTTAGAGCTTAACCATAAAGGAGATTCACAATGGCAAAAGGAATGGGAAAAGGCGTTAAAAATGGTAGCTTGGCAAAGCCTGCCAAGGGAGGCAAAGGCGGATTCGTCAGTAGCCCAGCCCAGATGATTAGCAAAAAGGGTTGCAAGTAACCCAAGGAGTCAATATGGAGACAGCATCTCCAACTTCATCGGCACGAAATTTTAATCTTGATGCACCTCCGCCCACTCCTCCTGCCTCCTCAAAGGGGGGAGCCTTCATGCCTCCCCCTCCCTCTGGAGGTGGCTTAGGAGATATGGCGAATTCACCTCAGCTGATGACGATGCAAGGTCTAGCCATGGCAAAAGATGCTTTCCAGCTCATAGCCAATGGCCTCCCAATGCTGTCTCAGCTTCTCTCAAACACAGTAACCGATCTTGAACAACTGGTTGCCCAGGCCACGTCCCAATCCATGGCAGGTCAGGCACCAGCAATCACTCCTCCTCCTGGAGTGGCTCCAATGATGCCGCCGCCTCCAGGTGCAATGGCTCCTCCGGCTGCCAGCATGTCTGGCATGTCAGCAGGGGCACCAGGTGGACCTCCCGGACCTATGGGGATGTAGCCTGTTATTCGTGCTGGGCCTTTAGGCAGGCACATAAGGACAAAAGATGGCAAAGAAATCTACTGAAGATCTACGAGCATACTGGCAGGAGATAGCAACCAAGAATGGTCTGGACGCAGAAACCATTTCATCTATGGATGCAGCTCTGGGCAACGAAGCCGTAGCAAAAGCGTTCCGTCAGGCATTTGTAACAGTTTCGGATCATCATAGCACTCTTGATTCCATGAAAACTGAATACGAATCCCAACAGGCGAAAGTCAACGAATGGTACAACAATCAAGCCCTTCCTGCTTACCAAGCTAACCTGACTGGCATCGAACAGCTCAGGAAGTACGAAGCACTCTATGGCCCGATTGATCCAGACTCCGTGACCCGCTCTGACGCACGCGAACTCGGCTTTAACAGTAAAGCCGAACTAGACAAGTACCTTGATGACCGTTTCCGCGCTGAAAGAGCTGGCTACATATCGCTCTCCAAGACCCTCCCTAAGATGTCCGTTGACTACTACAACCGCTTCCATAAAGTTCTGGACCCGGATGAAGTAGAAAAGGTGTCTGTAGCAAAGGGTCTGCCCCCGGACTTAGCTTATAAGGCTTACATCGAGCCTGAAGTGGAAGCCCAGCGGCAAGCTGATTTTGAAGCCAAAATCAAAGAAGCAGAGGAACGGGGCGCTCGTAGCGTAGCTTCAAGGCACAATCTGCCAATAGATTCCACCCCCAAGGAGTCCAGCCCGTTCTTTGACCGGGAAGCCACTCCTGCAAAGCCCATGAGTGAGATCGAAGAAGATCGAGCTTCACGAGCTGCGTTCCTGGATGGCTGGAATACCTATGCGGCAGATGTTGCAAGCAAATTCAAACCCTAACCTCATAAGGTGAGGAGTTAGCAATGGCTGAGTTAGACCAGATTACAGTAGCAACACACCGCTACATTCGAAAGACTCCAAAATTGATTGACATGGTTAACTGAAATGGCTATGTTTAAACCTGACTATATGCTGGAACACCCTAAAGCGAGCACCCCTTATAATGGAACAGTGTGCTTGATTCTCGGAGGAGAAATGGACAATCAGCAGGAAATCAGGTTCGCCGCAGCACGAATTGCAATGATGATCGACACTGATGGATGGGCAACCATAAACGTAACCCAACGTAGTAAGGTACGTAATGCAAATCTTGTCCCTGCAATAGGTATGGTAAATACTTCCAGACCTTTGATAGAGTGGCTGGATAAAACACTTACTGAGTTGGGAATACCCCATTACCTTAAGTGGTATGATCTGAGTGGTTACAAAGGCTCCCGTTGTAAGATGCCTCAAGGCAGAATAACTGTCCAAGGGGTGAAACGGTTGCAGAAATTTTTGCCACTTATTACTCCATTCCTGATTGCCAAAAGCATTCAGGGAAAGCTTCTACAGGAGTATGTAGACCTTGCCTCAGCACGTCCTGGTAAGGCACCATACTCTCAACGGGAGTTGGAGATTGCAAATTATATTCGTGGCTTCAATTCCAATAAAGGTGGAAATTGGCGACCTGTATCCTCAGAGACTGTACGCCAGGCACGGGAGATGGTTGATCACCTGAACTCGTTGAAGAGACAGTCCGATCTGAGTGGAGACACCCAGAGTGAGGCAGAAATGACCTCACCTCAGACTATTCACTAAAGTCTGATGTAACAGAATGCTTTCAGAATGATCCGTTACTCGCATATTTGAAATTGAATGTGCGAGAGGACTATGATGGTGGCCGATACATAGGAGAGAACTTCTACTATGATGGCCTCATCGGTGGCCCATATCTCCAAGGTAAAGAGTTCGACATCACTGAGCCTCAGATTGAACAGCAGCTCCAGTTCAATGTGAAGTTCTTCCAGATGAACGTCACTCTCTCCAAGGAAGATATTCAAGTTATCAACAAAGGACAGAATGCAGCCTTTAAGCTGATTGAGTCCCGCATGACCAATGCCTATATGACCATCGGAGCACAGATGGCCATCGGCCTGTACCTTAATGGCATCAACGCTGGTTACACTGCCAACTGGAACGGACTTCCTGAAGCATGTAACGATGGCTCTGTTGCCTCTTGGGATGGCAATACCTACACCACCTATGGCACCATCACTCGTGGTGGCGCTGTTGGCACGGCCCTCAACTCCATCCCGGTCAACGTGGGTGGCACCATTGAGTACAACACCCTGGAGGAAACCTACTCCACGGCGTGCTTCGGTACCATCGAACCCAACATCGGCGTCACCACTGCCCTGGGTTACTCCTATATCAAGGAGAAATTCCAGACTCAGCAACGCTTTAACGAAGTTCAGGACCCTAAAATCGGTTTCAACGGGCTCAAGTTCAACATGGCGACCCTGATGAAATCCCGATATGCTCCTGGCTCCTACATCAGTGGTGCTGGTACTGGCGACCGAATCGCCAATGGCTTCATCAAACAGATGTCCAACGGAGCACTCTTGGTTTACCCAACCGTCGCCTCCGAGACTCTATGGTGGCTCAATGCTCGTAAGCCCTACGCCAACCTGTACCTCAGTAACGATCCTGAGTACAGTCTGGGCTTCACCGGATTCAAGCCGGGTCAAGGCAACACCAAGGTTGCGGGACAGGTTCTGGCTGCTGGCGCAGTCACTTTCGCCCCCCGTTATCATAAACAGCTGTATGGGATCACTGGATAACCAGAAAGGAGATACATATGCCTAACACAAATCGTGACCAGTTACTGTATATCCAGACTGGTAATCCTGATACCTGGAGTTTCGCTCCTGAAACTACCACCTCCACTCCCACCTCCGTTGCTCGACGGATTCAGGGTGAGCTTGGTAAAGCGTATGACTGGAATGACCGAGCCTATCAGCGGGTCAAACTGGACTCTGGTGCCACTGCCTCCAACACTGTTGGTGCAGTCGCCGCGAACCAGCTGGCTTTCTGGAAGGATAAGTCCCAGTACCTTGTCACCAATGACAAGCGCTTTGCCCTTCAGGGTGCTGTTGCTAACAGCTTTGCCAACAACGTAGCGGGAATCTTCCGCTCTGCTGTCCCCGCCGGGTACTACTGTGACATCCTCATCCGTGGCCGCAACATCGCTGTTCCGTAGCCACTGCTGATGAAGGAAACGTCACTGGTGGTGTCTCCGTCATCGCTGATGTCACCGCAGACACTGCTTCCGTTGACGGAGTTGCAGTTGGTACTGCTGTTACTTACCAGAAGTTGGGAATTTGCCGAACCGCCTCCACGTCCAACGTGGCCTATGCGGACATCGACATCCCCAATATTCCTTAAGGAGTCTAATCATGGCTATCACAGTCTCGCGTAAGCGGACCTTAGTGTATGGCAACCGTAAGATTATGAACTATACTCTTACTGTTGGGGTCACAGGTGATACGCTTGTTACGGGCTTGGCAAAAGTTGAGTTTGTGAGTAGCAATACTCCAGCTGAACTTACCAAGATCACGGCATCAGGTGGGACCTTAACCTTTACAGGCACTGCTGCTGATGCACTGGTGCATGTCGAAGGTTACTAATCGTTAATAGAAGGAGCACTTTTCTATGTTAGATACTTACCTGAGTATAGCTGGTAAAGTGCTCCTTCGCTGCCCCATGGCTGGGCCTCTCCTAGCTCGTGACTGGGTAGCAAATGCCTTTCGTCGTATCGCAGAACGCCGCGCCTGGTCCTGGCTTATTAAGCAGGGCCAGTTCATCATGTATCCTCTCTACAATGGTGGCACCGTCACCACCACTCAAGGCAGCACCACAGTCACAGGTATAGGTACAGCCTTCACAGCTGCCATGGCAGGTCGTCAGTTCCGCCTCACCACCACAACTCCCATCTACACCGTCACAGCTGTAGATATTGTCCTGCAAACCCTTACCTTAGACCTTCCCTGGGGTCCAGCCTCCTACATAGGTCATGCCTATGAAATCTATAGTGCCTATGTCTCCCCACCGACAGACTTCAACTACTTCCTGACAGTCTGGGACCCTAACTTCAACTGGCAGCTTCACCTAAACATCACCCAGCGTGAAGTCAATACATGGGATGCACAACGCTCTAATCGTGGCCAAGCTTACTTAGTCTCTCCTAGGGACTACTACACTCCATCAGGTTCCACCATACCTCTACCCCGCTTCGAGGTCTGGCCTCATGTAACCTCTGCCTATGTCCTGCCCTTCCTCTATCTCTCCAGAGCCACTGACCTCCAGGACTCTGGAGCACTTCTCCCTAGATATATCCGAGGAGATGTCCTATTGGAACTGGCCTTGGCAGAGGCAGCCCGATGGCCTGGGCCGGGACTCTCAGTAAACGAGAAAGGCTACACCCGCCCCTCCAACCCCTACTTCCACCCCCAACTGGC